CCAACATCGATTTCGAACTGTCCACCCTCACCCATAGTAGCCATACCTTCCACAAAACTTTGTAATTCAGCAGCATCATCAGACTGTAAAAAGTCTAAACTAAACTGATTCTGCATCATATCAAACTTATGTTGTTGTTCCATCATTCTAACAAACTCCTCTCTAGTCATGTCTAACTCAGACGCTAAAGCACCTATTTGTCTTATTGATGTTGGTGGTATTTCTAACCTATTGGTCTCTTCGTTAAATACAGCTAAATCTCTACCTGCACCCACTAAGGTATCTTGTAACCCTTCTAGGTCGTTAGTAGCCATATACATTAATTTAAATGGGTCTGCTAAATCACCAGCAGCACCACCTAACACTTGTAGGTTTGCTGCTAATTCTATAGCTCCTTCTGGACTCATAACTTTTTCGGCTAGTTGTACCACTTTACCCATATCTAAACCTAGTTTCTGAGCTTGTGCAGCCATTCTAGCAAATCCCTTTACACCGTCTGCGAAGTTGTAACTGTTAAGGGTATCCATTCTATTAGCGATATCCCCCATAAATTTGTCTACGTTAAGTCCTTGTAGTCTAGCTACTTCTGCCATTTCCATAGACTTGTCTACAGCAGCACCCATAGACAATCCCATTTGTTCAAAACCTTTAACTACTTCAGCAGATTCTTGTGCAGTCATATTTAAAGAAACCGACATTAACGTTAACCTCTCTAAATCCTCACTACTGATTGATAGGTTCCTACCTACCTCTTCACTTATTTCTGAAAGAGTTTCAAATGTTCTTGTTGTGTCTATTCCAAATTTGTGAAGTTGTACAGCTGCGTCTAATATATTAGCTGATGTTTGTTGTTGTAAACTACCTACCTGACCAAGTTGTGTAACTACTTGTTTTCTTAATGTTAATTCTTTTTCAATTAAACTATTAATTTGGTCTTGAGCAACCACACCCGCCTCATCATGTTTACCTATCTGAGTCATTAAACTCAAATTTTCTATTTGGGCGTGAGTTGTTTTAGTAATTAAACCAAGATAATCTTTAGCTCCCTTAAGATTATTTTCGGGCATGTTACTAAATGTTGCTGATGTGCTAAGATGTTTTGTAAGGATTTGCTGGTTTTCTTTAGGCATGTTCATCCATTGTGCCTTACTCATGTTAAACTTATCCCATATCTGTGCCATAGTATTGTTTTATAGTTATAAATAGATGGGGTTTAAATTTCTAGCTCATTTTGTTCCTAGCTTTGTTTTTTGCTTGTTCCCTAGCTTCGTTCTTTTTTTCAAACTCACCCAATAGTTTTCCTAAATAATAACGTCTTTCAAATATTGGCATGTTATATACCGATTTATGGGTAAAATTACCGTATTTTACTAGATAGTAGATTTCATCAAGCACAGCTTGCCTATACTCCGAAGAAAGGACGAAAAAACTCCGCACCAAATGCCACACGTGATGTGACCTTTTCTCCGGACGGTGCTGTAGTTGAAATTGTTAAGTCTAACCCTGGTTTGTTACCAGTTATGTATTGTCTAAGTGCTTGAGAATCTTTAATTGGCATAGCTTGAATCCATATTGCAAGTTGTTCTGGACTTCTTTCACCGTCAATCTCTTTTATTAATAATTCTAATCTTTTAGTTACTGATGGTACTACTTGTGTTCCTTTGTATTGGTCCTGTAGTGTTTCTAATGATTTTTCATCATCAGGGGTTAAAAACTTAAATTTAGCCTTTTTTCTTGATACTGGAAATATGAACTCAAATTCACCACTATCATCAGGTTTTAAATCAAAGTCTTTAAAAGATATAGCTCCTAAATCAACAACATAGTCAAAAGGTTTTTGAGTTTTGGGGTCGATTAACTTTAAATTATATTCACTGCCATACGCAGTATTTCTTAAAAATATTAAGATAGCTTCTTTGTCACAATCTAATAAATCTTCTACTTTAATGTCTGAGGCAACAATCTTTCTACGTAATAACTCATTTATTAAATTACCTTCTTTTACTAGGTTTTGTGACGTTAATACATTTTCGTCAGACGCTGTAAGATAAGTAACTTTAACTGAAGTTATCTTGTTTTTATAAAATATACCTTTAGATGGTAATGTTACCACATCATAAGGAACATTAATCTCATGTTGTGGTTGATATGCTTGTGTTGGGTCCATAATATTTTTCTTGTAAAAAATTTACACTTATTTTAATTAAAGTAAACTACTTTCTATTATTAAATATGGAATAAAAAAATCCATACCTACAAGATATGGATTAATTAATTTTTTGTAAACTATTTTAGTATACTAATATACATCTATCAGGTCTTAATGTAGCTGATATGTTTGCTAAACCTTCATCACTATAGGATAAGTCGTTGAAGTTTACGTCAGTTAAGAACGTTCCCTGTAGAATCCATTTCTCAACAACCACACCAGTAGGGTCTAACATTTCTAAATCAATGTCTTTCTTGTATCCAGCAGCGTACCCCATTCTACCTGTAACTGATTCCGCGTGTAACCTAGTCCACTCCATTAAAGCTTGTGCAGCTGAAGGACCGATTGGGTCTCTAAATGTTACGTTTATTGTGTTCCAAACGAATCTACCAGCAACATACGTTGAGGTATTTAAAAAAGGAATTTCTACTGACCCTATGGATATGTTAGGTCTGGATGTACTTTCCACATACCATTCGTTAATACCCAAAGACGATGGGAATCTTAAAATAAACCTATTTTTCTTTTTAGGTTCGTACGGTATGGGCATTTTCATTAATAAATCAGCCATGTCTTATTTTTTTGTTTTAATATCTTTATTTACTAATAAATATACGGTTTATTAAAAATAGTTATCTTTTAACCCTTTACTTGCAAAATATATATAATAGTGTTATATGCATAAATAAATATATGCTTTTAGCTTTTATATATAAATTAATATAAAGCATGCTTTATAAAAAGCTTATTATTTAGTTCTCTTGATAATCTTCCTTTAAGCCTTCTCATTTCTTTAATGTTCTTAATGTCGTCATCTATAAATAATATTTCATCATACACTTCTAATAGTGACTCCATCACCTCAGCTTTTTTATCGTAGTCAGTTTCACCCTTTAACCCCTTAACCCTTTGTGTGTCATTAACAGCAAATACATTTTCTCTATTTAACTTATCACCAATAGGGATTAACTTACCATCTTTATCTTTATACATTAACCAATCCTTTAATCCCTTAAAAACTACGTCTTCAGAAGACCTAGCTGTTAAAATACCTAATTGATAACCTCTAGATAAAAGGTCGTCCATGATTGATAGGTTAGATATTATTGGTTCTGCTTGGGATATTGACCTTTTTATTTTTATTGGGTCTAAGAAGTCTCTATAGTCGTAATAGTTTTTATTTTCTTCTGTAACATTTTCATGAGCATACTCCGACGGGGTAAGTTTAACCTCACTAGAGTCTGTTGGTAAATTTCTATATATGTAGATTTGTGACGGTTTAAGAATTGTGTCGTCAACATCCAACAGTATTAATCGATTTTGATTAACACTTTCAGACAATGTATGTTTTTTTATTCTATAAGGCATCTTTTATTTAAAGTTGGCTAAAAAAGGAAATAATTCATCTTCTTGTAATATCTTAGTTATAGAAGGCATCATCCATGGGGAAATATTTGATATTTTCATTCCATTAGTTAACCAAATAAATACTTGTGAATTTTTTAATGCACTAACCTGTGCTTCACCAAACGTTCCAGCACCAGCAGTACCATCAAAATTAATTAAGTTAGTGTCACAAACTTTTAACATGTATAAATCTTGTACAACAATTTGTTCTCTAATTTTTTCCCTAAACACCTCAAACTGCTCACCTGTTAATTTATTAGCTTTCCACGCTTTAAAAAGGTTTTGGAATTCTTCATCTTCATCCCTTACTGTTTCAGCTCTTAAAGGATTTAATATTGCCGGTGTCTCTAACCCCTTAAAGTCCATTGTACCTGTAGTTACCAAGTCTAATAACCTAGTACCCTTAACTACGTGTCCCTCACCAAAATAATCCTCTACTTTTGTTCTCCAAGATAAAGCGTCTGTGGCAAAATCAATACCACCACCCAAATACATTGCTCTAGGTTCAAAGATTCCATTCATATCTTTAGGGTCAAGAACTTTTAACATTTTTATGGTGTCTTGCATTTCATCTGCACTTGCATTAATTAAAAAATCAGAAGCTTTATCTGTTAAGTACCTCTTAAACCACTTACTTATTTGGTTAAAAATGTTACCAGAAGATTTTAACTCCGGTATACCACCGTACTCAATTTCCTCTAAATCCATAGTTTGGTCGGCAGAAACCAACATTTCTAATTGGTTTTGTAATTCACTCCTTAAATTGTAAGGTAGTGAGTAAATTTCATCATATGCGGTATTCTTATTCTCTTCGAATTCTCTTAAAAGATTTTTAATTTTATTTCTCATTAGTATTCCGTATTATCTATTTTATTCCCAACCATTATATCTTTAGCGGCAGAAGTACCTAATCTAGTTGCACCCGCCCCTATCATTTTTTCAGCGTCTTCTTTACTATAAATACCACCAGACGCTTTAACTTGTAAAGGTCCAGAGTTGGACTTCATAATACTTACCGCTTCTGGTGTTGCACCTATTGGTCTACCGTCATCGGACTGGTAAAATCCTGTTGACGTTTTAACAAAAACATTACTAGCTTTTTCCTGACCAACTGTTTCTATCACTATTTTACTAATTAATCTTGTAAGTTCAGCTATTTCTTCGTCATTTAAAGCTGCTGATTCTATAATCCACTTAACAGCCTTTCCATCTGCTATACCAATAGCTGTTCCTTCACTAACCTCTTTCATGATTGTATCTAGGTCACCATTTTTAAAAGCTTTGTAATCTACAACAAAATCTAATTCATCCACCCCATCCTCTATAGCTTTTATAGCCTCATCCATTTTAGCACCCTGACCAGTATCACCATTAGGAAAACCTATAACGGTACCAACTAACACATTAGCTCCTTTACTATCTATGAATTCACGAGCTGTTTTAACATACTCAGGCCTTATCATAACTAACTTCATATTATGTTCTATGGCATCTTTAATTGTATCAAATATTATTACGTCTGTTTCTTCTTCACCAATACCCGCTTGTTCTGGTGTTTTTAAGTAAGTAGAATCCAAATAAGACGATAAATTCATCTCTTCTTGCTCTCTTATTATCATGAGAGACTTAATTCTTTTTATTTCTTCATTCAGCATGCGGTTGTTGTTTGTATATAAATATATTTATATTATATAAAATGTTATAGGAAACAGTGAGAGATTTAATTAAAAAAATATTAAGGGAACAATCTAACGAAGATTTACTAGTTGAGGCAAAAAAAACATTCTTTAGGAGAGTTACTTTGCCATATGATTATAATTCCGTAAAAGACTTCGTAGGTTATGAAACAATGTGGGAACACTACAATAAACACTATAAAGGTTACACCACCAAACTAAATGAAGCTCTATCTAAAAGAAAAAATCCTTCTAAAGATATAGAAAAGATTATTAGGGGAATTAAGAACTATGATACATTTACGAGAAATAATGCCGGAGGTTACTATAATCACAGTTTATTTTTTAAAGATTACATAACACCTAATAAAACAGAACTTTCAGATGAACTTAAGAAAAAGATTAATAAAGACTTTAGTAGTTTAGATAACTTTAAAAGACAATTTGATGAGGAAGCCGCTAAAGTATTTGGTTCTGGTTGGTGTTGGTTGGTGATTAAAAACGGAAGACTAAAAATTGTAAGTACCCCCAACCAAGACAACCCTTTAATGGATAACTTAGGTGAACCTTTATTAGGTTTAGATGTTTGGGAACACGCCTACTATCTAAACTATATGGCAGACAGAAAAAAATATATAAAAAACTTTTGGAAGATAGTTAATTGGGATAACGTATCCAAAAAATACCAAGAGTTAAAATAAAATAATTAAACTAAAATCTATATTTATTAGTATGCAAATTAAACTAACAGAGTCACAGGTAAAAAAACTAATGATGTTTCAACCAGGTAATGAGATTAACCTGGATGAAAAAAAGAAAACTAAAACAAAAAAAGATGCTTGTTACCGTAAAGTAAGAGCAAGGTATGATGTTTGGCCGTCTGCTTATGCGTCAGGTGCGTTATCTAAATGTAGGAAAGTCGGAGCGTCTAACTGGGGCAAAACAACCACAAAAGAAGAATTAGATTTAAATGAAAAAAGAAAGTTAACCAAAAAACCTAGTTCAGAGACTAGTTTAAGAGATTGGTTTAAAAGAAAGGGAGCTCCTGGTAAAACGGGTGGTTGGGTTGATTGTAACACATGTAGAGACGGTAAATGTAAGCCTTGTGGTAGGAGTAAAGGTGAGAATAGAAAAAAACCTAGATGTAGACCTACACCATCGGCATGTAAAGGATTTAAAAATGAAAGTATAATACAAGAAGCTGAATATAGAGGTAGGAAGGTAAAGTTAAACAAACCAACCAGAGGTGACGTAAAGAAGTTTAAAGTTTATGTTAAAAATGACAAAGGTAACGTTGTTAAAGTTAATTTTGGTCATGGTGGTACATCCGCTAAAAAGAAAGGTGAAAAAACAATGAGAATAAAAAAATCTAACCCAGCAAGAAGAAAAGCTTTTAGGGCAAGACATAATTGTGATAATCCAGGGCCTAAATGGAAAGCAAGATATTGGAGTTGTAGAGCTTGGTAACATGAGAAAGAAAATAAAAAAATTACTACAAGAGTTCAAAATAGACGAACTTTCCAGAGAGGAATATAGGGGTGGAGAAATAGTGATGGAATATATCGAAGGATACGACCACCCAAAATACGTTTTATATTATGATTCACCACAATCGATAAGTGTTGAAGGACCTAAACCAGACGAATATGAAGTAATAGGTGAGTTTGATAGTAGGTTTTTTGATGCTGGAATGGTAGAGACAATAATCCAATACCTAAAAACTCGATAATGAGAAACTTAATTAAAAAAATATTAAGAGAGGAAACAACACCAACATTGTTGTTGGAGGAAAAAGTTATTGGGTTTAATCAACCAAACAATAATTTTGTGGTTATCGCTGGTGGTCCAGGAGCTGGTAAAAGTTTTATAACTAATAACCTAATTAATTTAGATAATGTTAAAAACTTTAATGTTGACCAGGTTAGGGTTATGACAGCAAAAAAATTATGGGGTGATGAGTGGGAGGAAAATATATCTACACCTGAAGGGTATCAACAAATCTTAGACATGACTTACACAACGTCCGACCCAAAAAACCTGACAGTAAAATTTTTAAAACAGTTTTTAGAACAAGAAAGAAATCAATCAGTTAATGTTGTATATGACGCTGGTGGTGGGCAAGAAAAAGTAATGAAGGAAGTACATGGGTTGGCCAAAGAAAATGGTTTTAACACAACTTTAGTGTATGTTAGAACACCTTTAGAACTCGCACAACTTAGAAACGATGAAAGACCTAGAAGTTTACCACCTGAAATGGTAGCTCAATACCATCAACAAGTTAAAGATAATATGAGAAATATGATACCTATTTTTGATAATGTGTGGACCGTCGACAATAAAGAATTAATTGATTTATCAGATAGACCATCTGATAACATAGAAAAAATTAAATAACCTTATTAACTTTTAATTTAATATTTGGGTATTTTTTACAGTAGTTAACTACATCATCTATGTGTTTGTCTTTATCCTCCCAATACTCAATCTCAGTAGTTTCAGGATACTTTTTTATCAAACTTTCAACCCTCTTACCTTTAGACCTATCACCGTCTTTTCCTAATATAAATAATTCTTCATTAAAATTAATATCTTTAGTTTTAAGTATAGACATAACCTGTTCTTTAACACTATCTATTCTATTTGTTAATAAAACAGTAACAACTTCTTTTTCGTTTAACTCATTAAAATAGTTTTTTACTGTTTCTTTATTAAAGCTAAACTCCCATTTTTCTGAGTCTAAACTTTCTTTTGTGTCGAGATAAGGACTATCTTCGTACGGTGTTTTGACCAAGGTATTGTCAAAATCAAACATGGATAATTTCATATAATTGTTTTTTAAATTCAATACAAAGATACGAAAAAAACCACAAATAACAAATAAAAACAATGTGAATTTGTTTGGTAATTACGAAACTTTTTATTATCTTTGTAGTATAATATAATAGGAATTAACAATAATAATAATAATTATAAAATAAAAAGACGATGATAGAATACATTTTAGGATACTTAACACTCTCAATGGTAGTAATGACTGGTTTTATTTTAATTAACCAAAAACAACTACAAGAAAATTATTTAGAAATAGAAGAAGGAAGAAATGGTACGCCTTCTAACGGTTGGTATAATTTTTACATATTTACCCACTATTTAAAAGCTCCTTTTTTATGTCCTATGATTTTTATTATAATTTTATTTAATGGGGGGAAGTTAATAAAATAATCCTTAAATAAAAAAAACCACTTATTAGGTGGTTTTTTTATATCTATATGTTCTATTTAATTTTTACTTTTTAAACCCACAAAGTGTATGAGCGTAGTCAGCTCGTTCTTGCCACACACCACCTCTTCTTCTACCTTCCTCAATACATGCTTCAGAACAACCATTTTTGTAACCTTTACTTACACACCAATCACCAAATTTACCTTCAGTACCGTCCTTTTTTGATTCTTTATTTACATCCTGAATCCAGTTTGCCTCACCCATATCTATCTCATCGTCGATATCTTCTAAAACTTCTGGTTCGTCTAAATCTGGATAAGGTAATGGTTTGGATACTGAATCGTAACTTTGTGGAGCTCTTTGGTCTCTACCAGACGCCATTAATTCAGCAGTATAAGTCATAAAATTACTTAACTTAACTAGAGTATTCTCAATCTGTTTTCTAGTTTTAGGGTCTTTAACAAAAGCATAACCTTTTTTAATACTATTAATAATATTTTCTAAACCTGCGGCTGCAGACTCACCTGGGTGATTTCTATTACTTCCACTACCGTAAAACGATTCAGATATTACTCTAGAATTATAATTAGATAACCTTAGTTTACCACCTTTTTTAGATTTAATTGTTTCTCTTATTATCTTATAAGATTCATTTAGTGATTTAACTAAGTCATTTTTTTCTTCTAAATATTTATCTACAACTTTTTCACCAGCTTTGGCTCCTAAAGTTGCGGCAGCTGCTGCAGCTAAATTAGCCCACATTTCATCTAAATCCTCCTCAGGCATTTCATCATCCATACCTTCATCTAACTCACTAGGTGATTCACTGTCCTGGAAGTAGTTGTCGTCCGATTGGGTTACCATACCTTGTAAGGTTGGGTCACCTATTGTTAGGTCCCCATCCCCAAAGTTTTCACCCATTTCAAACTCTTCATAATCCATATAGTTTTCCAATAACCTATCAAATTGGTTTGGTGTTAATTTTATTTCACTAGGTTTAATACCTGAATGTTCCCGTAAAGATAATCTTAACCCTAACCTCTTTATTATTTCTGATTTTCTAATGTTATGTTTCATTTTTAATTATTTTATATGTTCTCAAATGAAGCTCCTGTTGGTGTAATCAAGAACTCGACACTAATAAACTCAAGAGAACGAGTTGGTTTTATGTAAATCTTACCTTCTAATGTATTTTGGTCAATTAGTTGAGGGTCATCAGAAACTACAACTCTAAAGTCAGTTAAACCTCTTTCTCTTCTAATAGAGTCTAGGATTGGGTTAACTAAGTCTAAGAATTCATTTCTAACTTGTTCATCATTTTGTTCAAACACTAATTTTACAGATACTGAAGAAATAAGTTTTCTAGCTTGTAATAGTAATCTTCTTACATTTATTCTATCTAAAGCAGACTCTCTACTTTGTAGTGTTTTGTTACCCCAAATAATAGTTCCAACGTCAGAGAACGTAGCGATTGGGTTAATTCTACCAGCGTAAAGAGTGTCTCTTTCATCTAAAGTAAGTTTCTTTCTAGCTTTTACAGCGTTTACAATACCACGAGTATAACCTGCTGACGCGAACCAAGGGAACGAAATGTTATCCGTTAGTGCGACATTTCTCATAACATCATATGTTGGTGGTAACCAAATTCTAGTGTTATTTTCAGTGTCATTGTGTAATACCCAAGGGTAATAAGTTGCCGTATAGTTAGAATCTATTCCAGTGTTATCTAAATTATCCACCGCTTCTGTAGGTTGTATAATGTTAGATGGGTCACTAGGTGAAGACACAAACATGTTAAAGTCAGGTGTTGTACACACATATAGTGAGTCAGCTCTTTCACCAACAACCATTTCTATACTTTCTTCAACTAAGTTACTGTTGTTTACATAATCAATACCAGGAGTAGAGAAAACATTAATGTTAACAGCTTCCGGATTTCTAAATGTTCTTATACCGAATAGGTAAGCGTAATAGTCTGTAGTTGCGAAATACCCAGCTTCACCCCATGGTGTTTTAGTTAAGAATTTAAACGAACCGTCTCCAGTAGCTCCAGGGAATTGTGTAGTACTACAAGCTCCATTTAAGAATCCTGATTTTCCTCTGATGTAACCATCACCATTAGTTCTAAACTTTCTGTAAATGTCCCACCCATCAAAACCACCGTAAGGCATGAATGTGAATTTTCTAGATTGTAATTTATAGTATGGACTACCAATGTTTGTAGGTTCTTTTGTAAATGGTGCGTCACCTACAGCAAACTGGTCTGTAGTCGCTGATGAAGATGTTGAACCGTATGGACAACCACATAGAATGTGTGCACATAACTCACTATGTTGTGAACAAGTTGCCCCACTATCTAAGTGGAAACCTTGTGTTAAACAAGCCCAGTTATCACCAGTTGAGTCATTACAAGCGTTAGTTGGTGCTTGTTTTCCTTTGTACTGGAAGAAATCATCATCATATGCTCCAGGTGCTACATCTGAAATACCTAAATAAGTTGTTCTTATTTTATCACCAGAACTTAAACTTCTATTAGTTAAACCAGCAGTAGTTCCAAATGGTGGGTCATAAATAACATCACCAGGTGCGTCATACTTAGTTTTATAATATAGTGTAGGACTTCTCATTGCGTCGTAAGACCTACTAATGTACCCCTCAAACCCACAAGGAACAGCGTCCCATAGGTTATTATCCATTTCTAATTCTGGGTCCATATCTAACATGATATACCTACTCTTTAACTCGTAATCACCATTAACTGTACCAACTTTATTACCTACATAAGTGTTAAGTTGTGGGTTCATACTACATCTAGTGTATTTTTCTAATACTGTAGGAGAAGAATCTGTATCATAGTAGTCTCTTACTATTAAGTCAAATTCTGACCTTTCTAAACTTATATTAACAACTGAAATTTTAATAGCTGTATTTGCAGCGTTTCCATCTGCCACTGAAACAACTCTAAATAATTTATAAACTTTACTACCACGTAATTCAGAAACAACATATGGTGTAACCGGTGTTTGCCATTGTTCTTGGTAGAAACCTATTGTGTTTGTATTATTAGGGTTTCTAAATTCTGGTAAATTTAATAGTGTACATTGTAATCCTCTAACAAAACCTTTTTTGTATGCGTGAGTTAACATATTTGGATAAGCCTCCTCAACAAAAATAGGTACCTCTAACATGTCTTTATCAAATGGTTGTACACCAAATACTTTTTTAAGGTATTTTTTGTCCGTTGTTGCCATATTAGTATCAAATCTAAATCCTCTATTTTCTTTATCTGTTACATCTATAGCGAAAGTAGAGAATGGATTAACTAGTACATCATCATACGTACTTCCAGTACATACAAAACTTACGTCTGTAGCACCAGTTACTCTATATTCTGGACCACCTGACGATAAGGTACTAACACCTCTAGACCTAAACGTCGCAACTACTTGATTATCGAAATCACAATAAGTAGCAGCACTCCAGTAAGTAAACGTCATAGACGTATTACCAGTGTATAAATTAGTTTTGTCTGATGTACTTGCGTCTTGTACAGCTCCAGCTGCAACATCAACACCAATAGTAAAAGATATTCCTGTATATGCACCATCTACATAGTCAAAGAAGGTATATTCCCAACTATCATTTTGGTTTGTATTACTACCAGCATCACAGAAAGGTGCGTCAGCATATCCGTTTGGATTGTATTGTGAATTTAATCTATTAGAACTTACACCAGAAAAGGCTGCCCAGAAAGTATCATCAACAAACCCACCTGATTGGTTAATTACTGGTGCAGGCCACGTACTACCCGAATTAGGGTTACCAACATCAAAATTACTCACACCATATTGATAAGCTAGTGAAGTACCACTTAAATTAGTGTAACAAGGTGTAGCTCCCGTTGCACAAGTTACTGATGGATGAGAGAAGTTATTATATAAAGCGTAAAAGAAAGAGTTTAAATCTTGACGTAGTGTAGTTGTTGAACCGTCATATTTAGTTATTATTTCATCTATTGTCGGAACAAGCATTGCTGGTAAATTTGCACTGTACCAGTCATCACCTAACGGTTGCATTGACCCATTTGCGAAAGTTGTTAACGGACCAGAAGTCACAGAAGTACCCGACCAATATGTTGGAACGTTAGTTACTAAATAAGATACTGGTGTTTTACCACTAGCTCCATAACAAGAAGTTTGTCCAGAACCTTGGTAATAAAATCCTGTTGGGGATTGAATATCATATTGTGTATTACCTGTTTGGTAGTAACCAGTACCAGGGAAAGTACCTTCACCACTTGCAAAACCAGGAACATAAGCATTATTCCAAGATGTACATTGTGACTGTATAGTAGCACAATTTACGTTACCCCTAGTCAATATAGACCAAGAAGGTCCTGCATCAAAACCAGAATAACCAAGTACTCTAGTAACGAATAGTTGGTTAGACTGTTGTAAATATGCTTTTGCTATATATGATAATTCATATTTTGGTATCTGTGTCTCAACATACTTTTCAGTACTAGTTGTACCAAAGTAAGTTTGAAACTCACCATATGAACTTATTAAAATAGGTTCAAACGCTGGACCTTGTAAAGTCTCACCCGCTAAACCTAATGTTGTAACACCTACACTTTGTGCTACAAAACTTAAATCTTTCTCCGATGTATAAACACCTGGAGAAACAAATACTTTGTTAGAATCGCTCGCCATTTCTTTTATTATTTTTAGTTATTATTATTATTCGATTTTTAAATAAATATTCTGAAGGAAGTGAAAAGCATTAACTAAAATGGCTAAATAATTAATGTGTATGAAAAAAGTCATACTTTTATCATACTTATTGTTATGGCAACCCCCAAAAGAGTAAAAAATATTAAGATAACACCACAAACCCACAAAATTTTAAAAAGATATTGTGAAGAAAATGGTTTAAAGATGTTTGCTTTTGTAGAAAAATTAATCTTAGATAGGTGTAAACCTAAACCAGACATCTACGGAGGTGACTAACCAAAATCAACTGAAAAAGTCAAACAAGAAGATTTATATGGGTCTATCTTAATAACGTCAAACGATAATGTCTGTCCTTTTGTAACATAATATTCTGTAAATTTAGCAGCTGGTGTAGATATACCGTCTATGGTTATTGAACAAGAAGTAATGTTAGTCATATCTACAATCTGTAAACTACCACTATATTGGAATACTTTACTCCCATCTGTTTCCTCTGGAGGCCCAATCTCCACAGTTGGGGTACTAGTGTACCCAGTACCCATAAATGTAACATCTATTGCCGTTACCGCTTTATTAGTTACTACCGCTACAGCAGTGGCTGCTGATATTGGTGGTATTCCACCACCAGTTAAATTGACTGAAGGTATGCTTGAGTATCCGGAACCTGTAACATCTACAGTTATTCCAGTAACTGAACCACCTGAAATTATAGCGGTAGCACTAGCCGTGGCTCCAGAAGCAAAACACACTACCTCTGTAAAAGGACCATCTGGGTTTTCTTCTGTTGGTGGTGACTTTCTTTTTTTAACTCTAGTTTCTACTTCAGTTAGGACTATAGACCTTGAGATTGCTGGACTCACTTCAAATTCTTCACCATCAATTAAAAACCCCTGTAGTTGTAGTTGGTAAGTTTGATTATAAAACCTTCTTTTTTCTAAATCACTTATTTGACTTTCATCACTTATGGATTGCATAATGATTGGGATGTAGTGTCCTTTAACAAAAGTGTACGCTTGTCTAGAAGTGAAAGTTTGTAACATAATTTTATTAAATTGATTTAACTCTCTCATCCTATTACAAACAATCTTTATATCGTAAGTTATATCAATAGGTACCGGTTGTGGTATTTTATATAAGTCCATACCCTTTCTTTGACCATCCCAAGTAGGTACTTTTGCATAATGAAAAGCTTTTCTATCTGGTATTGTGTAATTTAATGCTGGGTTTGTTCCGTACTGGGGGTCAGGTTGCCTAACCACCACTATAAATGGAAGTTCTACTTGTCTGTCATCATCAGCAAAACTCCAAGTATTTGAAAATTCTGCCCACCTTTGTACCGTTAATATTTGGTCAATAAAATTTATACTCTTACCATCAATCTGGACCCTTAACCTATCTTTAACAAAATCCAACATCCCCAAATCTAAATCTTCGTGTAACACACTTTTAGGTAGAAATGTACCATCTTTACTAATAAATTCCTCTAGTTGTTTTCTTCTTTTAGGTGTAGATAAACCATCGTATCCAGAAGGGTAGTGAGGTTGGTTCCTAACTACCGGATACATATTTAATGTTTTTTTAACTTTTTTAGGTAACGCCATATTAAATTCCTTTAAATTCGTTTTCTGAAGTTGGGGTGCAGACTACAGTTCTATAAAATGGTTTATACCCACCTATTGTGTGTGAATTATCGTTAGCTATTTTACCATCATTTGCCACAACAAAATATCTTGTTTTGTCTTCTGTTTCTGGATACCCAATATAATCACCATAACTTATGTCAGTACCTAACTCCTCTAGGTGTTTTATATATACACTTAATGTTAAGTTACCACTTTCTAAATACCTCATAATTCCACCAGCATAAGAATCGTTACTTGGTTGGTCTATTTTTACTAAAGCTTTAAATTCTACCGGTGCATAATACCTAATTTCTTCAGGAAGAGCTTCTCCATATACCCTATCCCCAACAGTCTTTTCCCTATCAACTCTAAACAGTACTAAAGTAAAATTAAGATTACCATGCAAATACTCCATGCCTATTCGTTCTTGAAGATTCATATCCTCACTTCCGAAAAACTTATTAATTCTTGTTATTGGTACTCTATTTTTTGCCATAAAACATCCTTTATACTTTATAAATAGTTAGATAATGGTTATAATTATTTGTTAAATTATTTACTTTGGATATACAAATACCAGAAAAAAAAGCTATGGAGATGTTGGCCTCATATAATGGAGCCAATAACTATATATTGGATATTAAAGAAAAGAGTGTTAGTAAATACTATAAGTTAGGTCGTTCACAAGCAGAATACATATTAAAGTATTTTAACGACATACCTAAAATAGCCAGAAAATGGGTAGATATTGACACCTATTATGGTGACCAACTACAAGAGCAAAAAATATTACCTACAAAACCAACAAAAGTATGGGTAGAAAAAATACTAGTTCAAAAAGATAAGTCTTTTCACATTTGGGGTAGGGTAATTGAATCAGAAAAACTATACTCTTTTTGGGTCCCTAAATCCCAACTTATTCCCGAAAACAAAGAAACTATAGAAGTTAACTATGAACCATTTTCTCATAGACCCCCACTAGAACACCAAATAGAAGCTGTAGAAAAATTAGTGAATAATAAAAAATTTATATTAGCCGATGATATGGGATTAGGAAAAACAACAGCTGCGGTTATAGCCTCCATTGTTCTTAAATCTAAAAAAATATTAATAATATGTCCCGCATCTTTAAAACTTAACTGGAAAAGAGAAATAGAAAATTACAGTAAAGAAAAAATAAGTATTATCGAAGGCAAAAAATGGGAGGATGGAAAGTACGTCATTATAAATTATGATATATTAAAAAACTTTCACACATTAAAAGGAAATGACAATAGAACTATATTAGAATCAAATTTTGATTTGGTGATTGTAGATGAGGCTCATTACATATCTAATACAAAAGCTCAAAGAACAAAAATTGCTAATGAAATAATAAATAAATCTGACAGAACTTGGTTGTTATCTGGTACACCGATGACATCCAGACCAATAAACTACTACAACTTATTAAAGTTGGTGGAAAGTAGGGTGTCGGTAAATTGGATTGGTTATGTTACCAGGTATTGTGATGGAAAACAATTTAGGGGTCCTGGTGGAAGAAAAATATGGAACGTCAGTGGTTCATCCAACCTAGAAGAATTAAGGGACAGAACTAAAAATAAAGTTTTAAGAAGGTTAAAAGAAGAGGTTATAGATTTACCAGATAAGATTATAACCCCAATATATCTTGAATTAAGTTCTTATGAATATAAAAAAGAAATGGGGGACTATTTAAGTTGGTCGGACGATAATCAAGAACAAAATTTAGCAATCCATTTAGCTAAATTAATGAAAGTAAGACAAATTATAGCTAATGAAAAAATTAAAGTAACTTGTGAGTTAATAGAACAATCTTTAGAACAAGAGAAAAAAGTAATTGTGTTTACAAATTTCACAAAACCTTTAATGGATATGTACGATAAGTTTAAAGATGTTTCTGTTGTACTACACGGTTCTATGAAAAAAGAAGAACGACAAGAGAGTGTGGACAGGTTCCAAACAGACCCAAAAGTTAAACTTTTTATATCAAATTTAAAGTCTGGTGGTGTTGGAATAACTTTAACTGAGGCGGAAGTGGTGATAATGAACGATTTAAGTTTTGTACCCTCAGACCATTCTCAAGCTGAAGACCGAGCTTTTAGAATAGGACAAAAGAAAAATGTTTCTTGTATTTACCCTATTTATGAAAACACGATAGAACAAACTATATACAGTATTTTACAGAATAAAAAAAATATTATTGATACAGTGATGGGAGACAATATAAACGATGAAGATATTCTTTCAGCCATCCTTAATGAGTTAAACATTAATTAAAATATTTATGGGTATATAGTTATTAAAATATATTTATAAATAAAAGCGTATGTCATCAGGAATAGACCCAACAGAAAGAAATAAACTCTTTACCCAATTGAGACATCAATTAGGGGCACCTATTATTGGTGTGGAGTTAGAAGATGAGATGTTAGATTCTCTCTTAGAACTCGCAATTCAAGATTATGCGATGTATGTCCAAGATTGGTTAATTGAGAACCAATGGTCTTCTTTATATGGGATAAATGTAGATGAGGCTGATTTAGCTAGAGCGTTTACAACTAGGAGTTTAGATTGGGAGACTTCCTTTACTTACGCGTATTCTAAAATTGTTGGTTTACAAGCTGGAGGTCCTTGGCAATTAAAAAAAGATTACATTACTCTAGTAAAAGACCAACAGATATACCAAATACCAGCTGGTAGAGAAATAAACGAAGTTTTATGGTACACTAGACCTGAACTAGACCAATCATTTCTAGACCCATTTATGGGTGGAATGGGTGGTATGGGTGGAATAGGAGGAGGAATGGGAATGTCTCAAATGGGTATTGTTGGGTCTTACTATATGATGCCTGCTTATGATATACTACTTAGAATGGGTGATAGAAATCTTAAAAATAGATTAATCGGTGGTGAATTAACCTATAGAATTACTGCTGGACCTGAAGGGTCAAAGTTTCTTCACCTATATAACGTACCTGGTGGTAATTTTGATTTTAGTAATAAATTAATGAAAAATGATAGGGTTTGGTATTGGTATTACGATACAGATGGTGATGTTGACGATTGTTATAGACAAAACCCGGACATTATTAGATTACCTTCTGATGTTCCTTTACAAGATATAGAATGGTACGAATTAAATTCAGCCGCGAAAGCGTGGGCTAGAAGATATTTTACCGCATTAGCAAAAGAAACTTTGGGTAGGGTAAGAGGTAAATTTAGTGGAGCATTAAAAGTACCAGATAGTGAATTGACTATGGACTATTCTAGTTTATCTTCAGAAGCTATAGATGAAAAATCTAAATTAATAGAGGAATTAGTTGGGAGATTGGAGAGGTTACGCCAAGATAAGATGATGGAGAGAAAAGCGAGTGAAGCTGAAAATCTTAACAAATCATTACAGTATCGTCCTTTTCAGGACCCTTATAACGTAATTTAATATGGGATATGATTATTTAGGTCAAAGCGGTCTAAGAACAAGAGCTGACTTTTCTAGACAAATATACCAAAATAGGTGTACTACAGCTACTATGTCTGGTTCTACAAACGTAGGTGATAACTTAAGAGCAAATTGGTATAGTGCGGACACGTACAACTTTACGGTGAGTGCAACCACAGGTTCTACTGTTGTGTTAGCCTTAAATCAACAACCTAACCTAAATACTTGGGCTTCTTCAGTACAAATAAACCCAAACCAAATACCCACAGCAGATAATTTAGATTTACAAATTAACCCCACTACAGGTGAAGTAACCAAACACTCATCTTCTCTAAGGTATAAACATGATGTTACCACACTACCTTTTTCTTCCTACGCCAAACTACTTCAATTAGAACCTAAAAAATTTAAATGGAACCATAATGGGGAAGAAAGTATAGGTTTAATCGCTGAAGAAGTGGATTCTCTAGGACTAAAAGAGTTTGTTCATTACGATATAGATGGTAGACCTGATGGTGTAAAATATAAACTTTTAGCTGTTGGTTTAATGGGGGTGTTAAAAAATGGATTATTAGATGGTTGGGTAGGCTCAGAATCGTCAGATAAAAAACTAATTAAGACCATTACCGAAAACTACACAACCAACAAAGAAGAATACCTAATAGTTAAGGGTGAAAAGAGTGAAATAACTTTAGAAGGTGAAGAAGGTTATAAAGTTTACATTAAATCCATGGTTGAGTGTGTGGTTAAAACATCAGTTGGCTTAATAGATGACACTTGGGGTTCATTAGAGCTTGGGACTGAAAGTTGTATAGAACTTATTTTTACAGACGGGTCTTGGTATATACTGTCATCCGACGGTATTAAAAATTCCTAATTCCTCTAAAAAAGCATCTTTGTCTTCTCCCATTTTATTCCAGAAAACCATTTCTTCTGGAGATGCGGTTAAAACCTCTTCAAGTGTATCCTGGTCACCTTCTTTTCTAGATAAACCATTTATTAGTACACATTGTTTAGTTGTAAAATACTGTCTGTCTTGTGGGTGTTTTATTAATAAAGAATCTCTTACTTCATGACCAAAAACAACTAGTAAAGGTTCTACTCTCTTATTAAAAATATTAATATACCTGGCTACATTATAATCACCTAACATATCTGGATTATTTTTCATGTCATTTTCTTTTACCATATAACACCTTAAAATGGTTTCTTTGGTTCCGTCTTTCTTTTTCTTAGATTGTACATCACCATGTGATAAAGCTGTACCATTATTGACGTAAAATATTGTATCACCTAAATTAACACTTATATTATCTCTAATAGCTAATTCCATGTGTGCCATTCTAGACATAGGGTTTCCAGCTTTATTTACTTTTTTTGACCTTTTGTGGTACTCATCTAATGTTAATTTGACTCTAGACTTATTAGCAATCTTAGCCAAGGGTATTTTTTTGTTAAATATTTTAGTGTGGTACTCATAGTAGTGCTCAACAAAATCTTTACCCTTCCCATTTAATAATAAACCTAATCCAGTATCCATAAACTCCACTAGATACTGTTGTAAAGTTTTTGATTTAATAGTATTACCAGTTAACTTTATCTTACCTTTGTCAGTTAAAAGAGCGTAGTTTTTACGAGAAACATTAATACATGAAGGCCATTGTCCATCGGTATCTAACCCCATTTCATTTACCATATATAAATCATTGTATTCCGCAACATGTGCCTCAGAACCAATATACTCCTTGTCTTTAACTACTAACTCATTATTACCTAAACCAATATAAGAGTGTTTTTCTAAACCTTTAGGACATGAGAAATTTACCCCATCTGTATCTAAAACTAAAGGTGAATAATCACGCTCAATAAACCAAGAAATCATATGTCTTAGATATTGTCTTCCTGTACAAGTAACCTTTTCACCCATATCCATATCTCCCCAAGGAAATACTTGTGGTGCAGATAGGGACCCAAACATAGAGTTAATAAAAATTTTAATAGGTAATTGTTTTCTACCATAAGACTCAGATTTCTTATCATCTACACCATAAAATTCTGAAGCTAACTTTTTATATTTTATTCTGGTATCTCTAAAGTATTTTAACATACTTTCCATTGCTCCAGATACGTCACACTCAGGAAAAACATTGTGTACCAATTGTATAGATGGGTAAAGTGAACTAAAATCTAGTTTAAGTACGTCCTCAGAATAACCTGTTTTAATTAATCTAGATAAACCACCAACAAAAGGACGTTTTTCTTCTTTCTTTGGTATTGCTAAACCCTGGTGATAAGACCAAGCTAACATTAACATTTTCCATAATGTAGCGGTACCCATAGTAGAAACTCTTTCATAGGTTGTTGGTACCATAGTGGAAAGTAAGAACGAAGCTTGGTTAAATTGTTCGTCAACCCTTAAAGTTTCATCTATATCGTCTTCTAGGTATTTTTTAACTACTTCTTGCCCATTTAACACTTCGTATGTGTTGGGGTGTTTTTTTATTAAGTCCTCTAATCCTGGAGTTTCTACCGATTTATATTTTCCAGTTCTAGGGTTAAAAAAGAAATCTTTATTTTCAGCATAAGTAGAAGAAATCTTATCTCCATCAACATAAACCCTAGTATCTTTATTTGCTCCAATAAATTCAGTAATATATTTAAGACCCCAAGATTTAATATCGGAATTAATTGTTTGTGCTCTTCTAACAGAGTGAGCGACATCAATAACGTTGTATCCCCACATTTGGGTACTTTTATAGTCTTCTACCTCCGCACCTAATTTTAGTATTGAGTCTCTTCTTTTAAATGGACTGTGTGGATTTAGGGTTTTAACTATGTCTCGTATATTCAAACCAAGTATTTCAGCTCTCCTCTCCAACCAATCCCAATCAAACGAAGATGAGTTATATCCACCTATTATAGTTGGTTTTATTCTGTGTATTTCATCAAAAAAGTCTATTATTAACTGTCTTTCAGATTCGTCATCATCAGCGTAAAATATTTTACTATTGCCCCTATTATCCAACATACCAAGTAAAAAAATCATACCGTCTTGTGGTCGTAATGAGGTTGTTTCAATATCAAACATTAACCTATGAACTTCTTCATACTCAGTAAATCCTTTAAATAATCTTTTTTGTGTTTGTGTTAAGTACTGTTCTACTGGACTTAAAATGGTTATTAAATGTCTAGTCTCCATGGCCCAGGGATTTAACCCACCTTCCCTAAAAAAGCTAACTAAATTTCTATAAGTTTTAGTTGTTTTTACTAGATAAGTTTGGCCCTCTTCTAACCTTTCATTATCTTCAGTTTTTAATTTTTCTATTAGGATACCATGTTTACTCATAGCTTCCTGTTGTCTTATCCTACTATTGGAATAAAAATTAGTTTGTTTTAGATTGCCAACCCAAGCAAAAGGAATAAACTTATCTTTTTGGATTGATTTACCGTTTATTGGGTCTTCTTTTATTTTATAAATGGAGTTACTTCTGTAGTCGTATTCTACTGCTACAATGTATTTTTCGGGGTCAGTTCCCTCTAGGAAACTTTGGATAATTTCTTGATTGATTTTCATATGTTTAATTTTAACGTTTGTAATATTGGCTTCGTGATTTCACGAGTTCTACTTAACACTAAATTAAATATAGGAATAAAATTAGCTTAAATCAAATATTAAAATGATTTACATTGACTTCTAACAAAACTATCATTTATGTTAATATATAAGTCATCTCTAATAGGTACAATTAGTTCGGACCCATCATCAATGAAAGTTATGTCAAATTGTGCTTGGTACCTTCCAACCTCGGATGTGTCAGAAGATTGCCAACGATAATATATGTAATATTCGTCGGGTGCGTTAGGTTCTATAGTGGTTTTAGATACTATACCTGCAGATTTATTAAGTATAACAAACTCCCCATTATCTACTCTTCTCATAGAAAACCCAATAGAAGAGTTAGCTAACTTATCATGAAAATGCATATAATCATTTCTCCCATCTTGAATGAGTTGCATTTTAAGTATTGGTTCGGTAGCATCTTTTCTAATAAAAAATTCCATGTCTTATTTAGAATTGGGTTTTTCTATAAACCACGTTTATGGCGAAATTATCGTAGTTTGCGACTGGAGAACCTTGTCCATCTGGTGTTCCTTGAGTGGCAATCATAATTGGTTGACCTAACCCCATATTACTTAAATTAGTGGCCTTGTCTGTACTAATAGACTGAAATGATGTTAAAGGTGGTTGTGTAAATTTACTATAAACTGTACCATTTCCTGTTTGACCACTTAAGAATGTTGGTGAATAGAACATAGCTCCTTCATGCATATACGTAGTCGCGGTTGTACCAGAAGACACAATATACACATTAGTGTTAGCTGAATATGGTTGGTCACCGGTTAAATTACCTAAATAATTAAACTTACCAGTTACTGTTATAACATCTAATAATTCATTACCTCCTGGTGCTTCAATTAAAGTTATTCTATTATGGTAAGAATCTAAGACAGCTGTTTGTGCTGAGGTTACCTGTACCGTTTGAGTTAAAATTTCACTAGATGGTCCGGTAAATCCACCTGTAGTACCAGATGGTGATGATACACTTTGTAAAGTAATCCCACTAGAAATAACACTACCAAAAGACCCACTTGAAGAGGTACCAACCAAACCTTCAGTAGATGAGAATTGGAAAACTGATGTACCGGAAACCTCAATAGTCATACCAGTAGGTGTGATTATTATTTGGTGTGAATTACTAGGGTCATACACTCTAAATTGGTATTCGTTACTATCTGGTAACGAACCAAGACTTGCCGTATCACCAGAACCGTTAGATAAACTAAAGTAGTTGTTTGCGTAGGTAGATGTAGGTAAACTACCTGTTATGTAGGTAATCCCAGTAGTACTAATCACAATATTGTCCTCTAAAAGGTTATTGTAAGCTGCGAATGATAGAGCATCTGTTGCTTGTGTAGTTGTTGTGTTATATTGAGATGTCTGTGTTGTACCAGTAGATGCTAGATACACTCTACCTATCACTGATGCAGTCATAGATGTAAGGGTTAGTAACGCATTCATATCTACATCAGCTTTAAAAGCTAATCCTCTAGTGTTGGTTAAAGCCTCATCTAAGTAAGGTATTACTAATTGATTCCCCGCTGAGTCTATAGCGGTTAAATGGTTTAAATTTCCAGACCCGTCTGGAATTAAGGCATCTGCCCCAGCAAAAAATGTCACATAAGGACTTGCTGGTGTGGATATGGCTGTTTTAGCTTCTTTATAAAATCTAATTTTTGCTGGCATCTTTTATTTATTTTTTTCTTTTTTTATTCAACTACTTTATATTGTTAAGGGTTTAACATTAATTCTCCATTTAATTCCATGGTACCCTGTATTACATAAGTATCTGCATGATTAACTTGTGAATTAACTAAAATCCTAAATTTATCTCCAAAAATTAGAGGACTAGGGTGAGACCCCAAAGTCATTAAAGTAAGTGCGTCATTTATTTGAGTCACACCATTAAATCTATGTGGTGAATGATTCAAATACATGATGTCATTAAATCTACTATCCGCACTAAATTGTGCTACGTCTAGGAAGGTGGTAGTTAACGGTATATCACCTCCTTGAAAATTTTCGACTATATTTTTACACTTACAAGACATATCTTCTCTTTATTATTAAATATCTTTTTATTTATACAAATTTCCTAACAGAGTAACTTTTGCTACATTTGTACATACAATTCTTTGGGTTATGTACACATTTACAACATCAGTCGCTAATAGGTTGAATGGGAATGTAACTAATTCCGCAGCATATCCAGTAGATTTACTATGTCTATAAATAGCATAACTTTGTACATTATCCATTACCGCACTCTTTATTCTTACCCCGTTATACTTTGGGTCGACATATAGGTTTAACCTATCTACAGCAACGTTGTTCATGTGATTTATACATACAGGTGGGTCATCATCTGTGTATGTTACATCCGTATTATTATACTCTATTATAATGTCTAAAGAATCACCATCCCTTAAATAGATTGCTCTTCCTGGGACACAAGTAGTACTTAAACAACTACAATCAATTAAAGAGTACCTATCTTTATTAACTAAATAATTATGAATAATTTCGTCTGCCCCTAATGGTTCTAGGTAGTATCTCATTTGTGATATACCACCATCCCAAGTACCAGCAAAATATTCTTGTATTAGTAAATTTAAATCTGTAGGGTCCTGTGTATATGGTCTACAGGTTCTTGAACGTGGTCCAGCGGATGCCTGAGTACAACCAGACATAAAAGTTAATGTGTCTATAAGTCCCTGAGACCCACCACCCCAACTCATATTATAAGGAACACCAACTTGTTTCTGTGGGTCAGTATTTAATCTTCTAGGTATTATTTCTTCAAAGTCCTCATCAACAAAAACTGGTCTACCATTTACGAATATAGTTAAAACCCCGGTCCTTAACCACCTAGCATCTGTCCATTTTTTAGAAAAGTGAATTTCTTTTTTAATTGGTGTTGGAAAAAGTTCACCGTAATTGGGTGTTGACGTATCAATATAGTTAATTGTATTGGGTGTTATTGGTTCTAATAAGTCATTTACCCCACCTTCATTTAATAAATCACACTTATTATCATAACAATAATTTCTTCTAAACCTAGCAGTTATTAAAACCCAAGGTTCAGACTGAGTGGTTCCTGTTAATTGACATATTATATTATCAGAATATTTTTCTACCACAGTAAACCCACTACTATACGTTAATCCTGTCACACAAGTTCCACTACTTATACAAGTCCCAGTGTAGTATATGGCTCGATAACCAATCCTATAGTCGTCCGTTAGTCTTAAACCTAAAGAATTACTCCAAACATCAACCCCTGAATTGTAGGTGGTAGCTGTAATATAACTTTTACTATTATTTCCACAAACATCATCAACTACTGTACTTGCTGATGCTGTAAGGTATACGGAAGTACCTGTACAACTAAAGTCTACTTGAGCACAGGTAGTTAAACCACACTCACCAGAGTATACATTATAGAATTTATTTTCAGCCCTAGTACCAATATACCAGAAAAATCCTTTGTTGTTTGGATATTTTTCATTTAAAGTGTTATTAGAAGAGGTACAAATTGTAGAACCGGTCCTTATTTTAAGTAAACATTCAGTTGTCCAACCACAATCGGGTCTTTGTGGTAAAACCTCATATGGGTGACCGTCTAACTTCCAAAAACCTTGGTAGAATCCACCGTATAATTCATTATAATACCCTGATGAACCACTTACACTTACAATGTTATAATTGTAACTATTATTTGTATATCCAGTGACAGCGTGCATTTTAAATCTTCTGTCATAATGTAAAGGGTCGTACTTATACTTGTCTGGCATACTTTTCCATAATTTTAACGTATCCAACTTACAAGGTGCGGAAGTATAACCTAAATTTACTAGTGTGTTTGCCGTGAAAACCCCAAAACCGAATTGGGGGGTTAGTTTTGCATCTTTTACTGTGACACTATAAGCTGTTCCAGCTGTAAAGAAACAACAACTAGTATATCCAGAATTTAAAGTGGAATTTATTATTCCAAAGTTATCTGTAGTTGCCGAAGTACTCCCTGTTACTGCACCACTAGAGTTACATGGATACCTAAAAGTACCATTAGGTTCACCGGATATGACACCTGGAGTGTTTGGGGACCAAGATATTGGCCTTAGTAGACATCTACTATAACTAAAAGTACTAGCTGTTACAGTGACAGACATAGCTGTTAGAGTTGTAAACCCGGTTAAACATAAATCAGGTATTGTTGTATTACCACTCATATAATAAGTTAAACCATTATCTATACCGGTTAAACCAATGTCGCATATAGATTCAACAAAGGACCCTTCAGGAGCAAACCCTTTAGTTTCACATTTAATGCACCTACAATCTACATCGTGTTGATTTGGTCTTGCCTCATCCCAATAAGATAAACTAAGTAAGGTATTAGTGGGTATATAATCATTACAGAATATAGTAGGTTGGTATGTTGTACCTGTACTATTTAAATCCATCCACACACCTAATTTATTAGATGAAAAACTTCCACCCGAAGGAAAAGTATTGGGAACCCCAATAATTGAATTAGAGTAAACAACTTCCCTATTATACTCTCTTTCGTCTGCTGCTAAATAGAAGTCGTAGTATGCGCTAAAATTCAATTTTGCGTCTAATCTGTTGAAATAATAATTATTTAAATTCTGTGGTCCCATAGTTTATAAATATTTATGGATGTGAATAATATTTATAATAAAAAGAAAAGATGAAAAAGTTAAAACATAAAGGCTCGTGTGATGACACTCATAAGGATGTAACTCATGAAGAATGGGAAGGATTACAACATAATGAAGACGAGGAAGAGTTGGATGAGTTGGTGGACTTTGATGGGGCATTATTAAACTCTAAAATCCCACTAGGAATTAACAAAACAAACAAAGTTAGTAGGAGTACTAGTGATGATGTTGTTAAAACTGGTGCCCAAAAAGGAAGTGGGTATGGTTACTATTATAAAAGATATTGGGGTGAATCAGTTGAAAGAAATGAAGCATATGTTGGTCCTGCCGTTGGTGAGGTGGAAGATTTTGATTTGATGACCGCGGATGAAGTAGTACAAGATTTAGAAGATAGAGGTTACTCTGAAGATAAAGCCAAACATAAAGCTTCGGTTGATTATGGTAAGGATTTAGAAAATCCAGATGAAACAGAATTTCTAATAAAAGATAATTCAAGAAAAAAAATGAGAGATGTTTTAGAAGTTATTGTAGATAAAAAAACTAAAGATAACGGACTTCAATCTGACGGTGAAATGGATTTATATAGTGCTAACCCTATTTTAGATAAAATGGGTAAAAAATTTAAAGAAGCGTGTAAAGCCGATGGAATAAACCCAATAGATTACTTTAAAAATCTTAAATAATGCCTGATACTAACTTAAAAGGTAAAGAGTTTAAGGTCCCTACAAAATGTATGGAAAAGATAAAATTAGCACTTAATGATTTTACTGGACCAAAAACAACTAAAGGGTATGAAAGGGCAATTAACATGGTTAAAAGACCAATTATAAGTTTAGAACTTTTAAAAAAAATAAATAATTTTTTTAGAAACGAAGAAAAAGGTACTTGGCCTTACAAATTAACTGGTGGAGATTACGGTAAAAAAATTTTCCATAAGATGGAAGAACAAACTAGAAGTGGAGAAGCTTCTACTAAAAAAAATAAAATGAGAGGTGGGTTAGCTAATACACATTATAAAGAACATGAAAAAACCGGGTCCAATCCAACAAATGTAAATGTACCGGACCCTAATGTGGATTTAAGAGAACAAATAGATAAAATAAATCAAATCATAAACTATTTATAAAATAAAAAGAAATGGCACAACAAGAACCAGCTGGTCAAAGACTAACAGATATCGCAACATCGGAAAGAGATAAACTTTTTCCAAGAAATACTTACGCCCCTGATAAAGACGTTTACGGACCACAACATCCGAATGCTATGGGTGATGGAGATGAAAAAGGTAGAGGTAATGCTAACTTCTTAGGTGTCCATGACCAAGAGACAGGAACAAAGACTGATAATTTAACAAGAAAAGACCTTATTAAAACAAATACTTTTAATTTTAAAGAACAGTATATTAGTGTATCTGACGACAATACTAACTCTGTAGGTCTTACACCTTAATAAAAAAAGTTATTGTGAAATTAAATAATACTTTAAAAACGTTATTATTGGAGGTCGCTAACAGAGACGACGCCTGTAGAGCCATCAAAGGTAGATTTGTAACTAGTATTTATTATCAAGGTGACACTACTCTAGACCCAGGTTGGCGAACTATCGAACCAGTTGCCGCTGGTACTACTAAAAGAAATAATCCTGTTTTACGTGCATGGCAAAGAGAAGGTGCCTCAGATACCCCACAAAGAATTCCTGGGTGGAGATTTTTTAGATTAGATAGAATAACAAATTTTGACCAAACACTAGATACTTTTGATGAGGTTAGACCTAACTTTAATCCGAATGGCGATAAAAGCATGAACCAAGTATGGTGTATAGCAAAATTTTAAAATATGGACAATAACAAACTACAACAATCATTATTAAACGCGAAACGTTTTATGTCTCACGACAAACTAAATGTTTCTAAAAACACACTTCAATCAACGGAAACATCAACTACAATACAAAAAAATCCGATAAAAGAATTTAAAACACCTAGGGCCACATACAATATTCCTGACAATATAACCAATTCCCCCTCAAGTGCACCACCAACCACTTCTATGCCAAAACCTATCAACATGAAACCACATGCTGGTTTAAACGAGGAAAGGATAAATAAATCTAATTTACCACCTGAAATTAAAAAACTTATGATTGATAATCCTATTCAGGACCCGGCATCAGCTGGTGGAGCAACGTTAAATGATGATTTTATAAACAAAGTTAGTGAAAAAATGAAGTCGGATGAGTTTAGTGTTGGTGCTATGAGGTCTGCCTCCAATAACAGTGTGTCACCACCACCTCCACCACAAAGAGGAAACTACATCCCACCTAAACAAAAAGTAGAAGACTCACCTATACCAGTAATTAGTGAAAATTTTAACACAGGTTTAGATTATCAGTCATTAAAAGAAGTAATAAAAGAATGTGTCCAAGAAGTAATTACCGAAAATGGAATTAATATAGAAGAAAGTAACATTAATGAGAATTTACAACTTCGTGTTGGTAACAAAATATTTTTAGGAAACATTAAGAAAGTTAAGACTGTTAAAAAGAAATAAAAAAAAATATTATATTTTTTAGTTAAAGGGGAGCATTGTCTCCCCTTTTTTAATTGACTAATTACTTTATTATTTGTACTTTTTCATAAAAGAAATTAATTTTATGGCTAAATACAAAATCCTAGTAATACCGAGTGATAGAACCGGTGTTTCCAAATTCCGCTCAGTAGACCCACATTTATGTTTACAAAAATTATATCCAGATGAGTTTTGGGTTGATATTGATTATGAACCTAAATTAGACGACCCTGAATGGTTAAAACAATACGATTTAATACATTATCATAGAAGTCTACACCCAGACTATAACTTAGCACAAAAACTTTCAGAAGGAATAAATAAATTAGGTATCCCAGCAATTATGGATTTAGACGATTATTGGTTACCCAATAAAGAACACCCAGCTTACATGTTAGTTAAAGGTAGAAAACTAGATGAAATGATTGTAGAAAACTTAAAAAGAGCACAACATGTTACTACTACCACACCTATTTTCGCAGAAGAGATAAAAAGGTTTTGTAAAAGTGTGTTTGTTTTAGAAAACGCGATAGACCCTAACGAAAAACAATTTACCCGTAATCCAGAACCTAGTGATAGGGTTAGAATTGGTTGGTTAGGTGGTTCTTCACATATGGCAGATTTAGAAATCCTAAATGGTGTTTCACAAAAGTTATCCCCATTTAAAGACGAGTCACAATTTGTATTATGTGGTTTTGATACTCGTGGAAATGTAACTATGATTGACGAAAAAACTGGACAACAAAAAACTAGAGACATAACACCTAAAGAGTCGGTTTGGTATAAGTACGAACAGTTGTTTACCGCTAACCACACTTGGTTAAGTGAGGAACAAAAACAAGTATTAATGAAATTTAAATTTGGTGAAGAGTATGGTGATACAGATACTTCATATCGAAGAGTTTGGACCAAACCTATTACTACTTACGCTTCTAATTACAATAAGTTTGATGTTAGTCTTGCCCCACTTAAACACCATATGTTTAATAAAGTTAAATCACAATTAAAAGTAATTGAGGCTGGGTTCCATAAAAAAGCTTTAATAGCTCAAGACTTTGGTCCTTACCAAATAGATTGTATTAACGCTTACGAAAAAGGTGGGACAATAAACGACACAGGAAACGCTCTATTGGTTCCTGAGTCTAAAAATCATAAATTGTGGTACCAACACATTAAAAGATTAATTAATAACCCTTCTTTAGTTAAAGATTTGGGTGAGAGATTGTACGAAACAGTACAAAAATACCATATAGACCGAGTAACTGAAAGAAGAGCAGAAATCTATAGAGAACTAATAAAAAAAGCATAACAAATAAAAATTAAAAAAAATGGCAGAAGTAGTAATTAATGACAAAGTAAAGACCCACGAAGAGGGCAATCACAGATATAACGGAAGTTATAAAGGAAAAGAATTTAAAACTAGCATGGAAGACATGAATGACGATAGAAAACTTGTTTACATAGAAGGTGAGGAAAATTTCAGTGATGAAGATAAAAAAGTAATATTTGAACAGTTGGATGATATGACGTATATTAGACCTGACGAAAAAGGTGACGAAAATAGTGTAATTGTAGAAAAAGACTGGGAATCATGGTTTGCTTTTAAATTTGAAGCTTACGGTTCTTATGGTGAACATAAATTTATTGTGGAAGAATATAGTGATGATAACGGTGGTGATGCCACTTTTTTAGAAGGTGAAGATAAATTTAATGAGGAAGAACAAGAATTAATTTACGAAGCAGTAAACGAGTACATGTAATATGAGTAAATTACCAAAATGGTTTGATGGGGAAGTATACCCAGAAGGGGGTAAAGCAAAAAACGCTTTTTCTGGTAAAGAATACCAACTAACCGCAGAAGAGTTATCCATGTATGATTTTATCATGGGAGCCCAAATAATATTACAAATGGGTATGACACAACCACAAACCATTTCAGATATGAAAAAAGGTTTAGAGTGGTTTAGAGAAAATAACAGTAAAGCCTATATGGTTTTGTTGGATTAATAATAAAAAACAAAAAAAAGAAAAAAAATGTCAGTAGAAATTAACATCATGGAAAATGGACCAATTTTGGTCAAAGGAGAAACCACAGTAACAAAAGGTGGTGAAAAAGTAACAGTTAGTGAAAATTATGCGTTGTGTAGGTGTGGAAAGAGTAAATCCCAACCAATGTGTGATGGAACACATAAATTAGAAAATTTTAAAGGATAAAAATATGTACTATCAAGCAATCGTAGCATTTGAAACTGGAGTTATCGATAATAACGGTGCTCCAAAAGTTAAAAAATTTAAATATGTTGTAGAGTCTGAATCTGTGTTTGAAGCAAATAAAAGACTTGCACACTATCTTAGTGAAGACACAAGAGACTCAGAAATTATATCTGTAGTAAAAGCACCATACGAAGATATTTTACACCCAGAATTAACACCAAATTATTATAAACAATGAAAGAAGAACATACACATAAAAAAAGATTATATAATGCATTAAAAAGTGAATGTGAAGCAGAAATTAACGAGGCTTTACTAACATTAGATATGTGTTTTACTAAAGGAACCGCAATAGGAGAACACACATCAAAACATTTTTTAGGAGAATCAAGTAAAGCATTGGCACAATTAACAGATGCTGAAGGCAAGTTAGAAACATTAAAAAAATATTACCAACAATGATTGAAAACATAAACAAACTATTATTTCTAGATATAGAAACAGTAGGTCTTTATTATGACCTAGATGATTTACATCATCAGTCCCCACAACTACATAAAGTTTGGGAAGATAGTGGTTATGAGTATTTTAAAAGACAATACCCTGAAGATTCGGAATTGACAAGTGACGATATGTTTATGAAACGTGCTGGTCTTCTAGCTGAGTTTGGAAAAATAGTTTGTATCTCTGTTGGTTTTGTTTTAGATAATGGAGAGACTAAGTTGGATAGTTTTATTGGTACTGAAAAGGAAATTTTAACTAAGTGTTTTACCCTTTTAAATAGAGTAGATAAGTTAGGTTTCCTTATTTGTGGACATAACGTAAAAAACTTTGACCTACCTTATATTGGAAAAAGAATGGTTATTAATGGAATTAAAACTCCGGACATTATTCCAAACTATAAAATAAAGCCTTGGGAGTCTAGAGTTTTAGATACTAAAGAAGTTTGGAACTTTAACTCTTACAGGGGATTATCTTCTTTAGAGTTAGTGTGTGCGTCTTTAGGGATTCCAAACCCAAAGGACAATGAGGTAAATGGGGCAAATCTCCATTCTTTTTACTATAATGATGAATCCAGTGAAAAAGATAAAATAGAAAAGATTAAGAACTATTGTGAAAAAGATGTTCTATCTTTAATAAAATTTGTACAAAAAATAACTAACTAACAATGAAAGATTTAATAAATAAATTAAAAGATTTACGTAATGTAGCACAAACACTACAAACGTTAGACAAGGGAGACATGCCTACACCACAAGAACTTCAAAAAACCATGGAATCTACATTAGGTGTAAGTATAGAAGAGTTAGATAATATGGACATTTCTTCCGCTTTTGAGGATAGTCAGCCTAAAGTAGAAGTTAAATTCATCAATAAAAGTACAAACCAAAACCCGTCGTACATCTATAAAGGTGATAGTGGTTTTGATTTTAGAGCTAATCTAGAAGAAACTATGACAATAGAACCAATGGGTAGGTCTTTAGTTCCTACAGGGTTATTTTTTGAAATACCTTTTGGTTATGAATTACAAGTAAGACCTAAAAGTGGTTTAGCTATTAAAAAAGGTGTAATGGTACTTAATACTCCCGGTACTGTCGACAGTAACTATAGGGGTGAAATACAAATAATTTTAATAAACTTAAGTAAGGAAAAATACATCATAGAACATGGTGATAGGGTAGCACAAGGTGTTGTTTGTCCTATACTAAATAAAGATTGGTCTGTTATGTCAGAGGTAGATAATTTGTCCCCTTCTGATAGACAAGACGGTGCTTTTGGTAGTACAGGAATAAAATAAAAAACATGCAATCAAGAACAATATTAATTACAGGAGGAGCGGGATTTATTGGTAGTTACCTGGTTAAATTTCTAGTTAACAAATACCCCCACTATAATTTACACATTATAGATAATTTAAATTATGCAGGTGACATAGATAATTTAAAAGAAGTGATAGATGATGTAACATTTCACAAACAAGATATAACAGATACTAGGATAATTAGTAAGTTATTTGAGTTATATAGTTTTGATGGTGTATTTCATTTAGCCGCTCAAACACACGTGGATAACTCCATAAAAAATCCAGACATTTTTATAGACACTAATATTATGGGTACTGTTAACATGATTAATTTATGTTTAGAACACAGTTGTAGACTATTAAGTGTTTCTACAGATGAAGTTTATGGTAGCCTTCCTTTAAATGAAAAGTCTCATTTTTATGAATTTACTTCTTATAAACCTAACTCACCTTACGCAGCGTCAAAAGCCTGTGCAGACCTACTTACACTTTCTTTTCATAGAACATATAATTTAAATTGTAATATAACTCATTGTTCTAATAATTTTGGACCACATCAACATGACGAAAAGTTTATACCGACCATAGTAAAATCTTTAGTAACCAAAAGACCAATACCTATATATGGTACAGGTGAAAATGTTAGGGATTGGTTGAGTGTTAAGGAACATGTAGATGCTTTAGATGTTGTATTTCATAATGGAAAATCGGGTGAAGAATATAACATAGGTACTCACAATGAAATATCAAACTTTAATTTGGTCACTAAAATATGTCAAATATACGACACCATAAAAAATAATGAGACTGATTCTAGAAACTTAGTTACGTTTGTAGAAGATAGGGTTGGCCATGATGACAGATACGCGGTTAATTCAGATAAATTAAAAAATAAATTACGGTGGAAACCAAAAACTGATTTTATAACCGAATTAACAGAAACAATTAAATTTTACATAAATAAATATGAGTCTAACCGTAGCATTTAGTACACGAAGAATAAATTCTTCCTATATTGACCACATTAAAAAAACGTGTGGTGTTAAGAATCTTGAGATACTTCCATTTGAAAATCCAGATGGGACATCATTAACTGAAATTTATAATAGAGCCTTATCACAAGCAAAAAATGATGTGGTTGTTTTAGCCCATGATGATATATCCTTTAATAGTAAGGGTTGGGGAAGAAAATTATTAGATAGGTATAAAGAATCTGATTATGGTATTTTAGGTGTTGCTGGAACCACACATATGTCCTCAACTGGTAGATGGTGGCAAGACACAACAAAAATGGTTGGTAGGGTTAGTCACACTCACGAAGGTAAAACTTGGGTTAATTCATATAGTTCTACTTTTCCTAAACAAATTTTAAATGTATGTTGTTTAGATGGTGTTTTTTTTTCTTGTCACAAAAAAAGAATAGTTAACACCTTTGATGAAGGAGTTGAAGGGTTTCACTTTTATGATGTTGATTTTTGTTTTTCCAATTTTATTGCTGGTGTCAAGTTAGGTGTGATTTTTGATGTAAAAATAACACACAAATCTATAGGTCAAACCAATGAAGAATGGGAAGAAAATAGAAAAAAGTTTGTAGAAAAATTTTCTGTGGACTCAAAAACCAACGAACCCTTATTACCTACTCACGTTAAACCTGAAATAAAATTTAACGAGGTAAAAAAATCACTTAAAGAAACACCTAAAGTAGAAATAATCATCCCAAACAAAAATAATTTTGAATTACTTAAAGGTTGTATTGACTCAATAATTAATGTCTCCACCTATCCCAATTATAAAATTACAGTTGCAGATACAGGTAGTGATGAAGATAATTTAAAACTAATAAGAGAATATTGTAATAAAAATAAAGTAAATTTAATAGAGTTTGAATTTTACCATTTTGCTGGGACAAATAACGATGTGGTTAAAAATCACTGTGATAGTGATAGTGAATTATTACTTTTTTGTAATAATGATATTGAGTTGTTAAACGACGCTATTACAGAAATGGTTGGTCTTTACATTAAAAATAAAAAAAGTTGTGGTACAGTAGGTGCTAGACTACACTTTGACGACAACACCATCCAACATGGAGGAGTTATGTTGTTTGGACAACCCCAAAAAGATGGTAGAATGCAGATTGGTCTGGGGCATCAAGGGTTTAGGTCTTCTTATAACTACCCAGTTAATAATTTAATAGACACGTTGGGTAATACTGGTGCTTTTCTATTAATAAAAAAGTCTCTTTTCGAGGAGATTGGGATGTTTAATGAACAATATATGGATTGTTTAGAGGATGTTGAACTTAACATGCAATGTATTATAAAAGGCAGAAAAAATATGTTTGCTGGTAACGCTGTGGCTTACCATTTTGAAAGTAGAACTAGAAAAAGTGAGGGGGCTATTAAACCTGAAGACTTTAATCAATTAATGCAATTTGTAAATCAACATAATAAAAAATTATTAAAATATATAAAAGTACAATAAATGAAATTAGGAATATCTTACAACGTATTTGATGGGGAAGAACTATTAGAAAAATCTATATTATGTATACGAGACCAAGTAGATTTTATATCTGTGGTTTATCAAGAAAAATCTAACTTTGGTAACCAGTGTGACCCAAATCTTTTACCACTACTAACCTCGTTAAAAGAAAAAGGTTTAGTGGATGAACTATTTGAATACAAACCAAAAATAAATCAAGGTGGTCATTTTAATGAGTCTATGAAACGTAACATTGGGTTGTTTTTATCTGAAGGGGCAAAATGTACTCACCACATGTCTATGGACACTGACGAATATTACGATAGTAAACAATTTAAATTTATGTGTTCAACTATTGAGGAGGGTAACTATGATTCATCAGCTTGTCAGTTAGTCACATATTATAAAAATACCGAATATAGATTAGACCCAATGGAAGACTACTATGTTTCGTTAATATATAAAATAGCTCCAGGAAAAACATTTGTTGGGTGCCCTTTTCCAGTATTGGTAGACCCAACTAGAAGAATGCCTGCTGGAAATTGTAAAATCTTCACTAGGGAGGAGATTGAAATGCACCATTTAAGTTATGTTAGAAATGACATTAGAGTTAAGTTAACCAACTCATCCGCAAGTCCGAATTTTCAAAACATTGACAAGTTGGTAAATTATTTTAATACTTGGGAGTATGGTAAACAAGCTTTAATGGGGGGTGCTCCAGATAAGTTTTACAACATAAAAAAAATAGAAGATAAATTTAACATAAAATAAAAATGAAAACAATAGTAACAGTAACTGGAATTAGACCAGACTTTATAAGAATGTCTGAAATATTTAAAAAATTAGATAAAGAATTTAATCATATTTTAATACATACTGGACAACACTATGATGATTTATTGTCAGGTGTATTTTTTGAAGAATTAAAAATACGAAAGCCCGATTATAATTTATCTGTTGGTGGTCCCGGTAAAGAACATTTTCATCAAACCGCTGACCTTTCAATAAAACTAATAGAATTATTTAGAGAAAAAAATATTAATCCAGAAATTATATTGTTTTTGGGTGATTCTAATTCAGTAGTTTCTGCAGTCGCTCTTAAAAAAGAAGGTTATAGAATTGGTCATATAGAAGCTGGTATGCGTTCAGGAGATAAAAGGATGTTAGAAGAAGTGAATAGAATGGTGTGCGATACATGTAGTGATTTATTATTTGTTTATCATGAGAACTACAGAAAAAAATTAGAAAAAGAAAATATAACAGAAGGGGTACATGTGGTAGGTAATACTATTGTTGAGGTAGCAAAAAAATTAATTAAGGAAAATAAAGATTTTAAAAGTACTCCAAAAAATAATCAGATTATTCTAGATATTCATCGTCCTGAAAATTTCAACTATAAACATCGTTTAGTTAATATAATTGAATTTACAAAATGGGTAAGTGCGGTATATAGACTACCAGTTAAAATGTTAGAGTTTGGTAGGACTAAAAATAAAATAGAAGAATATGGTGTTGACTTAGGTGATATAGAGGTAGTTCCTTTAATGTCCTATAAAAATTATATGAAATCGGTCTATAATTCTAAATTTATTATATCTGATTCTGGAACAGCTCAAGAAGAACCTGCTATTATGGGAACTCCCGTTTTAGTCCCAAGAGAATATACAGAAAGACCCGAATCAATAGGTTCCCATTGTTCTATGATGATTAATATGGAAAAAGAATATAATGATGATTGGTACGATTCTTTAAAATGGTTAAAAAAGTCAAAAAATTTAATGGACAGTCATTGGTTAGGTGATGGAATGACTTCTACTAAAGTAATAGAAACATTAAAAAATTCACTTTAATGAAAAAGTTATCCATAGTAACAGCATACTACAATAGAAAGGAATTATTTATTAGAACTTTAAAAACAATAAATAACTCTAAGTACGCTAGTGATATTGAAATTATAGTTGTTGACGATGGTTCAAGGGAAGAGGAAAGGTTAGAGGATTTAATAGGTACTTTTAATTTCGATTTTAAAGTTATTAGACTTAACCCTGAAGATAAATGGTACTACAATCCTTCAGTACCTTTTAACATTGGAATTAGAGCCGCTACAGGAAAATTAACCATGTTACAAAATCCGGAATGTTTACATGTTGGGGACCTGGTTAGTACAGCAATAGAAAATATTAAAGATAATGATTATTTTTCTTTTGGTTGTTACTCATTAACTGAGGACGTAACAGATAGGTTTGGGACTATAAATTTTGATTCGGATAAGTGGTTAGAAAAAATTAACCTGTGTCTGACACCAATTAAACAAGGACCAGTAGAATGTGATGGGTGTGACGGCTGGTACAACCACAGCAGATTTAGACCTGTAGCTTATCACTTTTGTTCAGTAATCCCAACAAAACACATACAAGAAATGGGGGGATTTGATGAGAGATACGCTAAAGGTATAGCGTTTGACGATAATGAGATATTATTAAGAATTAGGAGAAAAGGTTTAGTTGTTAATGTGGTAGACTCCCCATTCGTAGTACACCAACACCATTACAGTGAATTTAATTGGGCTGGTGTTACAAATACTCAAGAATTGTTAGATAAAAATAAAAAACTTTTTAACGATGTTACTTTAAAAGAAACGGGTTGGAAAATAGTCAACTAAGCATTTAAAAAGTGTTTAAATATAACTATAATTAAAAAAAACAGAAAATGAAAATAATAGCTTTTACACAATTAAGGAACGAATTAAATAAAGGTAATCTAGAAAATTGGTTTAAGTGTACGGAACCTTGTGACTATAGATATATCTTTGACCAGAACTCTGATGATGGTAGTAAAGAGTACTATAAAAAATTTGACAATACCGTGGTTATAGAGTCCCCAACTAACAGATTTAAAGAAGAATTAATCTGTAAACAAGAATTGATGGACCAATTATTACTTGACCACCCAGATGTGGATTGGGTTTTATGGTTAGATGGTGACCTACTTTTAGATGGTAGATTGTTAGACAATAATGGACAAAATCTAAGAGGGTTATGTGATGCGGGAATGCAACAAGGAATAGAAGCTTTTTTCTTTGGTCATTATAATTTATGGAGAAGTGATATCCACTATAGGTTAGATGAAGGTTATCATGGATTACATGGTCAATGGTGTCCTTTATGGAGAAACACTGGAAGATTAAAATTTGATAATAGTCCAGGATTACATAAACCACAATATCCATTAACTTTTAGAAGAGTTGCAAATTCAGGATTTAACGTTGTACATAGAGGTTTTGCTACTGACTCACAAATTATAACAAAGTACGATACATATAAAGGTTTTGGTCAAAAGGGTTGGGACCTTGATAGACTTTTAGACGAAAAAACTTTAGATGTTGCCCCACTAGAAGATGGCATATTACCTTCTTGGTTTAACAAAACTGACGTTGTAGACCCAAGAAATAAAAAGAAAATAATAGAACTTTACGAAGAAAAACAAAAAACAAATGACTAAAAAAAGAGCTTTAATAACAGGAATTAGTGGAATGGATGGAAGTCACCTAGCTGACTTTTTATTAGAAAAAGGATACGAAGTGTTCGGTGTCGAAAGAAGAGCCTCCACTAAAAATATTAGAAACACCTCACACTTACTAGAAAAAGTTAATTTTTTAATGGGGGACCTATCTGACCAAAACTCACTATTAAGATGTTTAAATGAGTCTCAACCAGACGAAGTATATAATCTAGCGGCACAATCATTTGTTGGTGAGAGTTGGAACACTCCAGAACAAACAAGTGAAATAACTGGTCTTGGTGTTTTACGAATGTTAGAAGCAATAAGAATGTACAATAAACCAGTTAAATTCTATCAAGCGAGTTCATCTGAAATGTTCGGAAGGATGTCAGAAAATCCTGCTACTGAAAGCACTCCTTTTTACCCTAGAAGTCCTTATGGTGTTGCAAAACTGTACGGACATTGGATAACAAAAAACTATAGAGAGTCTTACGATATGTTTAATTGTAGTGGTATTCTTTTTAATCATGAATCTGAAAGAAGAGGTCACGAATTTGTCACTAGAAAAATTACAGACGGTGTGGCAAAAATTAAATTAGGTTTGGCAGATAAAATAACTTTAGGTAATTTGGATTCTTTAAGGGACTGGGGATATGCCCCTGATTATGTGGAAGCTATGTGGTTAATGATGCAACAAGATACTCCAGATGATTATGTTATCGCAACCGGTGAATCTTACTCTATTAGAGAGTTTTTAGATATCGCATTTAAGTATATAGGCATCAATGACTGGAGTAAGTATGTAGAACAAGACCCAAGATTTATGAGACCAGCAGAGGTAGATTATTTAAAAGGTGACTCTAGTAAAGCAGAAAATGAATTAGGGTGGAAAAGAAAAACTAGTTTTAAAGAATTAGTAGCTAAAATGGTAGAAAACGATATAAACCTTTTAAAATGAGAATAAACATTGTAACTGTTACTAGTGGTTGGATACTTCAAAAAATATCTGAAAGAACAGCAAAGGCCTGTAATGAAAATATAGAAGGATATACTATGACTGTTTCTCACGAAGCCGACCCAAATGCCGACGTAAATTACTATGCTGACTTACAAAATTGTTACCATGGTCAAAAAACTAAATTAGACGTAGCATATTTTACTCACGCAGACAGAAATAGTGCTCAATGGTTACGTAATTTATTAACCACAACTAAATCTTTTGAGAACCTAGATGGGATTGTTAGTATGAATGGTAGGTATACTGACATGTTAAAGTCTATGGGTTGGCCTGCAGATAAAATAGAAACTATTACACCTGGAGAACCTAGAGATATGTTTCCACTTAAAAAGTTAACTATAGGGGTTGTTTCAAGAGGAGGTTATCCAGGATATGGACAACAATTTATGGAAGCAATGGTATCTTCTTATGACTTTAAAAACTTTAAGTTAAGATTTTTGGGTGATGGATGGGATGCTTTAAAACCTATAGCTAAAAGAAATAATATTGATTTAAAATTAACTGGTGACGCTGACTACAGTGTGTACCCAAAATTTTATCAAGAAATAGATTACTTGTTAATACCTGGATTATGGACTGCTGGACCAATATCTTTTCAAGAATCTTTAAGTACTGGTACACCAGTGATTTCAGCTGATGTTGGTTTTGCTGGATATGAGTTAGAACCGGACTATATTTTTCCAGCAAACGATGTTAATGCCTTATCTAAAATTTTAGATAAAGTACAAGAACCTCTATTAAAAAGAAGAGGTCAAGTAGAAAATATGAGTTGGTTAAACTACGCAACCGATTTAATAAAATTTATAAATAAAATAAAAAAATGATTTATCTAACTAATGATACAATAGACAATAAAGATATTGATTCTTTAATTGAGTGGTTAAAGACTTACCCACGATTAACGAAAGGACCTTTAACAAAGGAATTCGAAGAAAAATGGTCTAAATGGTTAGGGACCAAGTACTCAGTATATTGTAACTCAGGTTCCTCCGCTAATTTATTAATGTTATATGCATTAATACGTTCTAAATCTTTAAAAAATAAAAAAGTAGTAATACCTGGTTTGTGTTGGGCTACTGACCTAGCTCCAGCTTTACAGTTAGAGTTTGAACCACTACTATGTGATGTTTCTCTGGATAATTTAGCTGTTGATGTTGTAGAGTTAGAAAAAATCTTTAAGGAGGAGTCTCCCGCTGTATTCTTATGTGTTTCTATATTAGGTTTTTCACCTGATTTAAAGAGTATTAAGGACCTTTGTGACAAATATGATGTCATACTACTTGAAGACAATTGTGAGTCTTTAGGTACAGAATTTGATGGTACTAAGATTGGTAATTTCGGCCTAATGTCATCCTACTCTATGTATTTTGGTCATCACATATCTACGATAGAAGGTGGAATGGTTTGTACCGACGACAAAGAAATATATGATATACTTTTAAGTATTAGAAGTCATGGTTGGGATAGAGATTGGGACAAAGAAAAGCAGGAGGAAGTAAGAGCACAACATGATGTTAGTGACTTTAACTCACTTTATACTTTTTACCATCCAGGATTTAATTTAAGAGCTACCGATTTACAGGCTTATCTTGGAATAGGACAATTAGAAAAATTAGATTATATCTGTGAAAAAAGAGAGAAGAATTTCCAAAAATTCCAAAAAGGCATAAAGAATGACTTTTGGAAACCTAACCCGTTAGACAATACTTTTACATCTAGTTTTTGTTACCCGGTAATCCACCCAAAAAGAAATGAAATTATAGAAGCTTTAATAGAAAACGAAATTGAGGTTCGACCTTTAGTTTGTGGGACAATGGGTAAACAACCATTTTACACTGAAAATTTTGGTGTAAAGGAATTAAAGAACTGTGATGTTATAGATAGGCACGGTCTGTATGTACCAAACAATCCTAGTTTGACTGACGACGAAATACAACTAATAATAGATACAATTAATAAAATTATAAAATAATGAAATTTACTTACTATACGATTATCGGTAAAGACCTTAGTTTATTACAAGGTCATATGAACAATGTAAAATCCTATGCTGGTTTTGATAAACTAACTTGTGAAAAAGAATTAATTGTTATAGTATACAAAAACAATAAGATTCCAGAAAAAATAACACAATCAATACTAGACTATTGTAATGATAATAATATTCGTACAGAAATTTATGACGAACCTACGGATGTTTTTATTGAGAATCTTTACGCTTGTTGGAACTTGGGTTATGAAATTTCAGATGATGGGTATGTGTTTAGGGGTGGTTCCGACCAAGTTTTTTCTAGAGATAGTTTTGTGTCCCTTTACGAAGAAGCTGAAAAATTAAGAAAACTTAATAAAAGTAAGTTTATTTTACAAGCTAACACCATTGAAAACGCAACTAGGTTAAGACAAATAGGTGCTATTAGTAGACATTTTGCGTTAGATTTAGGTGCTACTTTTCATGAGTTTAATTACGGTGGTTTTGAAGACTTTTGTAATAGAATGAATACTGGGGTAATACAAAATATATTAACAATAGATGACTGTCTTAAGTACTGGGGAAAACCAACAAAACTAAATACATCGTTAGGTAATATTGATAGAACTGATGGTTGTTCTTGGTTAATGACAAAACAAGATTGGTTAGACCACGGTCCTTTACCACACATAGAGAATTGGATAACTGGTGATGTGGTAATCCATGATAGGATGCAAACAGCGGGTTATGAAAATTATTTAGTTAGAGACTGTATAACTTATCACTTTGTGAGAGGAGAAAGTATAGACGTACAATAATGAATTTTACTATAACTTTTCCATGTAGAAATAGGGTTAATATGGCCAACGAAGCCATTCAAACTTTTTTAGATAGTTGTGATTACCCCATTTTAATTATAGACGACAATAGTGATTCACCAGATGGTGAATATATTAAATCGGACAGGGTTAATGTAATATATAACAACCATAAAAGTGGTTTAGTTAGTATGTGGAACCAAGCACTAAAAGAAATAAACACAGAGTATGTCATTATTGGATGTGATAAAATTAGAGTTACTAGTACCGACATTACTAGGATTGAAAATAAATTAAAAGAAGGTTACTCTTGTGTTGCAACTTACCTACTAGGTATTTTTGGTTTTAGTAAGGAGTTAACTACTAGAGTAGGGTTTTTTGATGAAGGTTATGAGGTTAATGGGTTTGAGGATACTGATTGGATGAATAAACTTTTTATAAATGATTTATCACTTTATATAAGTAAAGAAACTGAGTATCTTGATACTGGAACTAGTTGGGGCCCCGCTAACACTAAAAACCACCAATACTACAACAGTAAGTGGAATGAAGATTTTGTTAATAATCAAATAACACAATTAAAAAAAGACGTGAACTATGAGGACATTAATACATTTAAAGGGACTTACCAGAACAAGACTTACTTGGGTTGGGGTTCTAGTGAATTAAAGGCAGAAAACATAAACAATTATTATAATAATAAAAAAGGAGTAAAAAATATTTTAAATGGAAATTTATAAAGTTAGAAAAAAATGTGCTGTGTGTGACAATACAGAATTAAAATCAATCATGGAGTATGGATTGGTTCCATTAGCTGGAGATTTTCCAGCAAAATCAGAATTAGAAAAGGATAGAAAATTTAACCTTAATGTACAATTTTGTGATAAATGTACACTTTTACAAACAGATAGTGTTATAGATGCAGATGCATTATTTAAAGATTACCGTTATATGTCATCTATAGGATTAAGTGGACACTTTACAGGTGTAGCTAAATTAATTAAAGAAAGATTTAACCCAACTAAAGTATTAGAAATAGGGTCTAATGACGGTGTTCTATTAAAACCTTTACAGGATTTAGGTATTGATTGTGTTGGGGTTGAACCGGCGGTAAACATTTCCCAAGTTGCTAAAGATAAAGGTTGTAATGTAATTAACGATTATTTTAATGAAGAAGCAGTCGATAAATATGATTTAGAGTCTAAGTTTGATGTTGCTGTATCTAATAATTGTTTTGCCCATATAGATGATATAAAATCTATTGTTAAGGGTGTAAAAAAAGCTTTAAAACCAGGCGGTAAGTTTATTGTTGAGGTTCACTATGTTAAGAACCTTATAGAGCAACTACAATATGATAACATTTATCATGAACACCTATATTATTATTCTTTGACCGCACTTAATAACTTATTTAATCAATTTGATATGACGATAATTGATTTTGATGAGATACCTATCCACTCGGGTAGTATTAGGGTTGTGGTGGAGAATACTTACACAGCACACCCAGTAAAAGTAATTAAAAGATTAGATGACGAAAAAGAGTGGGGGATAACATCTATAGATTGGTTAAATAATTTTGGTGATGATGTTAGAAAACATATTTCGGTAATAAAAGAAACATTGGCAAAGTTAAAGAGTGAAGGTCATAAGATATGTGGTTATGGAGCTTCTGGTAGAGCAAACATGATTTGTAATTTAGCGGACGTAACTCCAGACGTTGTAGAGTATATTGTAGATGAGTCACCAGAAAGAGCAGGAAGATTTATAGCTGGTACACATGTCCCAATTGTAGATAAATCACATCTAGATAATGACACAGATAAACCAGATTACATTATGATTTTTGCTTGGAATTTTTCTAAAATGATTATAGATAAATTAAAAGGAAATGGATATAAATACATAATCGCTTTCCCAACCATGAAGGTAATTAAAGATTATGAGGAGTTAGAAGATTTTATCAGTATATAAATGGATGTTACAGCATACATAATGGGTATTTCTCCACCACAAAGACTTTTGTGGTTAAAAAACACTATAGATTATCTAGATTCCCAGGAGTTCCCATTTAAGAAAAAAATAGTATCTATTGACGAAATTAATAATCATAAAGTACAAGAAGATTTAATTAAGTACTTTGAAGATAAGGGATGGGATGTATTAATTGATTCACATAAAAGTAGAATATTAAGCATGGACCGAGCATTCAAACTTATAGACACCGAATTAATGTTTTATAACGAAGACGATGTAATGGCAAAAATGCCTAAATATGAAGATGTAAAAAATGTATTTGAAAACAGAATAAACGGAAGAGAGTGTGGGATGTTATCTATGACATTAGGTGGTACACAATATGATGCAGCGTCTGGTAATATAGGAGATTTAAAGCATATGGAAGAAAACACAATTCTTGTAAATGAAGAGTATAGAATTTTTCGTAGAATGGAAGAATTTAAAAATCCTTGGTTCTTTGAGTTCCCTGGTCTATTTGTAAAAACAGACTTGTTTAAAGATTGCCATAATAAGACTAAAGGAAGAAATATGCAAATTGAGCAAGGATTAACGATGTCCTATTTAATGAGTCAATATGATAAAAAATATTTTAAAGCTTCTGTCGCAAAGAAAAATGCTTTACACACACTGTTAGAAGATGGTGCCAAAGTAAATAGCCATTGTAGATTATTAACTAACTTAGACCCGGACCAAGGAAATAGTCCTTTAGGTGGAAATCATTATTATTAGATATGAAGGAGATTTTAGAAGATAAGTTTGATTTAAAGTTTAATGGTAAAATAAATCCGTTTAAGTACTTTTTTGGTCATGTGATTAGTACTATAGAAACTGAAGATTCTTTAGACCAGTACGCGAAACATAATTTTAATGGAATGCACTCCATGTCTAATCCAGGTAAAGCTAGACACACAATAGGGTTGTTAAATAAATTAAATTATAGTGGAAAAAAACATATTGACATTGGTGCTAGTAGAGGAGTTTTGGTTAAACTTTTACAAAATGAAGGATATGAAAGTTATGGGTTAGACGGGTGTAGATATGGTGTAGATAAGAAAAACGGGTTAGACATTTCTATGGAAAATTATGTTGTTTGTGACATAACTAAATTTGATTTTAGAGCGTTAGATTTAAAAAAATACTTTGATGTGTCTACTGCTTTTGAGATTACAGAACACATACACGAAAAAGACATTAAAACTTTTTACGATAATGTTTCCTACATCTCTAAAGAACACATATGTTCTATCCATACTGGTGGAGTAGACTCAACTATGGGACATACTACTAACCACCATAATGTTAAATCTACTGAATGGTGGTTGGAGTTTTTGTCTAATTACGGGACCGTGGAATTAGTTCCTGAGTTTAACAAACCTATACCAGCGGATATTAAAATTTCAGAAGGCACACAGTCAACTGAAGAACGTATTATGAAAACTTATAGGGATTTACTTGCGAAACATGGAATACCAGAAATGGCGGCTGGACAAGTTATGATGGGAGCTGGTGTATGGGGTGAATCAGAATTTGTTAAAGTAGTATTTAAATAACATAAACATTTTCGTATCATAAAGTTAGTATAAGTTACTATAAAGTGATAAGAATAAAAAATAAATAAATTAAGAAATGAAAATAGGAATTATAGGTGTAGGAATTATAGGTGGAGCGTGTAAGTATGGTTTTGAAAAATTAGGACATAAAGTAATTTGTCATGACATAGCATTAGATACTAACATTGAGGATGTTTTAGATACACAGATTACTTACATTTGTGTACCTACCCCTTCAGATGAAGATGGGTCTTGTAACACCTCTATTGTTGAAAGTGTGGTTCATGAGTTACATACTTTAGGTTATTCGGGAATTGTAGCGATTAAATCTACGGTTAAACCTACGACCACAGAAAAATTAATAAAAGAAACTGGTATGGAAATTTGTTTTGTACCTGAATTCTTAAGGGAAAGATGTTCCATTTCAGACTTTACTGAAAACCATGACTTACTAGCTATAGGGTCCCATTCACAAACAACCTATGAAATGGTAAAGTTATGTCATGGTAGTTACCCTAAAAGCCATTCACACTTAACACCAACAGAAGCAGAACTCCTAAAATACTATTCAAACGTGATTAATGCACTAAAAGTGGTTTTTGCAAATGAAATGTATGAAATTTGTAAAACTGTGGGAGCTGACTACACCAAGGTAAAAGAAACTTTTATTAAAAGAGGTACTACTAAAGACCTATATCTAGATGTTAACGATAACTTTAGAGGGTATGCTGGTATGTGTTTACCTAAAGACACAAAAGCCTTAGATTCTTTTGTTAAAGAACTAGGACTAGACTTAAAACTTTTTGAAACTATGGAAAGTGAAAATAATAAATTTAAAAAGACCGTTTTTGACGGCATGAGACTTTAAAACTATGAAAATTTTATTAACTGGAAGCCAAGGATTTATTGGTAGTTACATATGTAACGAATTATTGAAAGAGGGACACCAAGTTGTTGGTGTCGATAATTACTCTAAATATGGACGAGTGGTAAGACCACATGACACCCATAAGAACTTTAAACTATATGAAGTAGACGTTTTAAGTGATAAATTTAATTCTGTTGTAGATGAAGAAAAACCAAATCAAATTATTGCTGGAGCAGCTATGATTGGTGGGATTTCTTACTTCCATAAATTCGCTTATGATTTATTAGCCACCAACGAAAGAATTTTGGCTCAAACATTTGACGCAGCAATTAAAGGTTATCAAGAAGGTTGGTTAGAGAGAATAGTTGTACTTTCAAGTTCTATGGTATTTGAAGAAACCACAGTTTACCCAACACCTGAAGATGAGGTAACTAAGTGCCCACCACCATCGTCAACTTATGGATTCCAAAAATTAGCAGTAGAATATTTCGCTAAAGGAGCTAATGAACAGTACGACTTACCTTACACCATAATACGACCTTTTAATTGTGTTGGGGTCGGTGAAGAAGATTCTATTACGGAACATGCTGTAACAAGTGGAAATATAAAACTTATGATGTCACATGTATTACCAGATTTAATCAATAAAATACTAAAAGGTCAAGACCCTTTACACGTTTTAGGTTGTGGTGACCAAGTTAGATGTTATACTAATGGTAAAGACTTGGCTAGAGGAATTAGAATGGCCATGGAATCGGAAAAAGCTATAAATAACGATTTTAACATATCAACATCACAAGCTACTAGCGTTTTAGAGTTAGCTGAGGTAATTTGGAAAATTTTAAAACCAGATACTAAATTTAATTATACCTGTGAAACTGGTTACAAATACGACGTACAAAAAAGAGTACCAAATACCGATAAAGCAAAAGAAGTTTTAGGTTTTGAAGCTGAGGTTGGTTTGGAGGAATCTGTAATAGAGGTTGTAAATTACATGGTAAAAAAAGTACACGCATAAAATGATTAATGATTTCACACTTATATGGTCCTTTAGAAATAGATATGAGCTTTTAGAACGTTCAATACTAACTGCTCACCAAACATGTCCTAAATGGGTTAACTTTTGTTTAGTAGATGCAGATTCATCAGAAGACACTATTAAGTCTCTTAGGACCTTTTTAAATACCTTAAAAGGAAGAAAAATTAGAGTATGTGAATCTTCCTATAGGAGTAGTTTAGCTGAAGCTTGGAATTTAGGTATGATGTTAGCATCTACACGATATGTGATTTTTGCTAGTTCAGACATAGAGTTTTTAAAGGAGGGTTGGTTTAGTGAACTTTATAATAACATTGGTGAGGGAATGGAGTATGTTATGTTAGAAAATCATTCGGTTTTTGCGTTAGATAAAAATGTGATTCCGAAAATGGGTTGGTTTGATGAAGGTTTTAAAATAGGTCCACATTTCGATACAGATTTTATGGTGCGTGGTTCCGAACATGGTATAAAAATGAGAGTACTTTACCCACAGGAAGTTTTATATAGTCATAACGCTTCTGACGATGAATCCACTAAGTCACATCAGGACATTGACGTAAAAGAAAGACAAAAAATGGACCTACCAGATAGATTACCTATGAACGACCCCTTTAATGAAAATTATTTTAAAGAAAAATGGATGTCACAATGGAATGGTTGGTCCGAAGGTGTACACCCACCCAACCACATTAATCAAGCAAAAAGAATGTTAAAAGAAAAAGACCCACATCCACTATACACCAAAAAGTACATTTACTAACTAATAAAAATTAGGTATTATTAAAAAAAAAGATATGATAGGAACAGAACTAGACAAATACATCCAACAAAAAGTAAAATCAGTTTTGGACAACGATAAATTTCCAGAATATGATAATATTCATAGTGATACTTTTTCCGAATTAATAGACAAATTAACTATAGTACACATTAGATTATGGTACTTAGAAGATGCGACCAATGCAGAAACAGACCCACATAAGATAGCAGAATTAAAAAGAAAGGCAGATATTACTTTTAAAGAAAAACGTCCTATGTTAGTAAAATCATTAGATAAAATGATAGTAAATTTATGTAATGGTAAGTTTAACCCAACAGTAGAAAATCCTAAATTATATAAAGGATACAAAGAAGAAAATGAAGTTAAATAAAGATTCAAAGATATACGTCGCTGGGCATAGTGGTTTTTTGGGTGGTAGATTATACAAGAAATTAGTAACTGATGGTTACACTAATGTACATATCTTTAATAGAGATGAATTAGACCTTAGAAGTCAAGCTGACACTTTAAACCTATTTAAAAAATATAGTTTTGATTTTCTATTTATTTGTGCCGCTAAGTGTGGTGGTCTTCAGGCTAATTTAGATGACCCTTACGGTCACCTAATGGACAACTTAGAAATACAAAATAGCTTAATAGAAGCTTCAATTAAAACAAAAGTTAAAAAAGTTTTATTTATAGGGTCAAATTGTATCTACCCAAAAAATGCTCAACAACCATTTAAAGAAGAGTGTATGTTAGAATCCCCAGTAGAACCAACAAACGAAGGTTACTCTTTAGCTAAAATTGCTGGTTTAAAATTATGTGAATATGCTAATAAATTATATGGTAAACAACACAATAAAGATTTACATCTAACCAGATTTATATCCTTAATACCTTGTAATCTCTATGGTCCAGAAGATGATTTTGATTTACATAACTCACATGTAATGGCCGCTTTAGTTAGAAAATTTGTAGACGCAACAGAACTAAATTCAAGTAAAGTAGAATTGTGGGGTAATGGAAATACTAGAAGAGAATTTTTATATGTTGATGATTTGGTAGATTCTATGGTTTGGTCTATGTCCAATCTAGACTATACTGAAAAGTTTTTAAACGTTGGGTCTGGAATTGATGTGGACATTTTAACATTATCTAATATCATTAAAGATGTGTGTGGGTTTAAAGGTAAAATAGAATGTGACCTTTCTAAACCTATGGGTATGGAAAGAAAATGTTTAGATGTCACAAAAATAAACCATCTCGGTTGGTCTACAAAAACTGACCTAAGAGAAGGAATAAAAAATACTGTAGAGTATTATAAAAAAATTAGTGATAAGTTATGAAAATAAGTGATAATATAGAAAATACTATTTTAACGTCTATAGACAACTACGACCAAAGTTACACCTTAGGTAATCCTTTTGAGGAATTAATGTCTATGGGTGAGTTAGTTGATAGGTTGTCTATTGTTAATTTTAAGTTATATAAATTAAAAGATGAGGTAATGTTACGTCCTACCGATGAAGAGTTTAAATCTTGGGCATCAGTAGAGGACGTAAAGTTAGTTAGAGAAAGAGCTAGATTAAAAAAATGCATAGATGAAAAAGTAATCTCTATGTTTACAAGATATAAAAGTGGGGATTTAAATGCTGGATTTAATCCCGAAGTAAAAAAATATGGAAATGAATAAAAAAGTATTAGTTGTAGGTGGAGCAGGATATATAGGTGGATTAACTAGTGACACATTAATTAGAAATGGTCATGATGTTACTATATATGACAACCTACTATATGAAAATAGATACCTTAAAGGTGTTAAATTTATACATGGTGATATAAGAGACCATAAAAAATTAGCAAAAGCTTCTGAGGATTTTGACGTTATTGTTTTAATGGCCGCTTTAGTTGGTGACCCGGCATGTAGTGTAGACCAAGAATTAACCGAAGACATAAACTACAAATCAATTAAAAATGCTTGTGAAAGTATTCCGGTTGATAAACACGTTGTCTTCATGTCAACATGTTCAGTTTATGGAGCTCAAGATGGTATGTTAGATGAGAATAGTGAAACTAACCCATTATCTTCTTACGCTAGTACAAAACTTAAATCTGAAGAATATGTAACCAAAAGAGGAGGGACGATTTTTAGATTGGGTACAGTATTCGGTTTGGGTGATACGTACAGTAGATTAAGAATGGATTTAGTGGTTAATGTGTTAACTATGAAAGCATTAAAATATGGTAAAATAAACATTAATGGGGGAGAACAGTGGAGACCAATTATTTCAGTTATTGATATTGCGGAATACATAACTGAAGCGTGTGAAAAAGAATACGATGGAATCTATGTTTTATCAAAAGAAAATGTTATTATAAAAGAACTAGGGGAAAGAGTAGCAGCATTAATTCCTAATACGGAAATAAAGTATACCCAAATCTCTTTTCAAGATGCTAGAAACTATAAAGTAGATAATAGTAAATCACTAAGTACTTTCACCTACCAACCTACAATAACTGTAGAACATGAGGTAGAAAGAATGGTTAAAATGTTTGAGGAGTCTAGAATAAAAGACCCTGAAGATTTAGTTTATCATAATGGTGGTTATCTAACTGAATTAAGAAAAATAAAAACTTTTTAAATGAAAGAAGCAAAAGTAATAGGCGGTGGTACAGTAGTTGATGATAGAGGTTCTGTGTCCTTCGTAAATGAATTTGACTTTGGTGGGGTTAAAAGATTCTACCAAGTTGAGAATCACAGACGTGATTTTATTAGAGCATGGCATGGACATAAACATGAAGGAAAATATGTTTACGTGTCTCAAGGTAGTGCATTGATTGGTGTGGTAAATTTAGATACCCAAAAAATAGAAAAATTTGTGTTAAGTTCCAAAACACCTAAAATTCTATGGATTCCACCTGGTCACGCTAATGGATTTAAAAATCTTGAGGAGAACACTAAAATTATTTTCTATTCTACATCCACTCTTGAAGAAAGTATGGATGATGATATAAGATTTGAGTATGATAAGTGGAATATTTGGGATGAAGAATATAGATAAAATGAAAATATTTGTTCTAGGTTCTTCAGGAATGTTAGGTAGGTATGTTTCGAAATACCTATCTAATTACTATAATGTTATTAATGTAGGTAGAAGTCAATTAGACGCTTCTGATATGTGTGGACTATCCTTTTCACGATTTTTTGGTGGGGTCTCAGAAGGTGATGTTGTAATAAATTGTATGGGAACTATAAAACCTAGAGTAGATGAATTAGGTGTTCAAAATGCTTTAATTGTAAATTCTTTATTTCCACATAAATTAGCTGATAGTTGTAAACAATATGGTGTAAGAATGATACACCCAACTACCGACTGTGTTTTTATAGGTAATAAAGGTGGTTATACTGAAAAAGATGAACACGATGTTACCGACATTTATGGTAGAACCAAGTCTCTTGGTGAACCTAAGAACTGTACTTTAATTAGAACATCTATTATAGGTGAAGAATTAAGAACTTCTAGGTCTTTAGTAGAATGGGTGAAATCAGAAAAGGGTAATCACATATTTGGATATACTAACCATCACTGGAATGGGGTTACATGTTTACAATTTGCAAAAATTTGTTCTGAAATAGTATCTAAAAATTTATTTTGGGATGGGTGTAGACATATGTTTTCACCAACTTCAGTTACAAAAAAGGAACTAGTAGAAATAATAAGTAATCACTACGAACTTAACATTAAAGTTACAGCTAAAGATACTTATGAAAAATGTGATAGGACATTAGCGAGTGATTTAGAACCTATTATTAATGTTCCTGAATTAGAGGAACAAATTAAAGAAATGAAAAATTTTATATTATGATGGCAAAAACTAATTTAGATAAAACACCGCCTAAAGGTTCTGTTAGATTTTCCATAACCTTATCGCCGGAACAAAAAAAAGCTAAGGCAGAAATTTTAAAAAACCCTTACAATTTTGTTGTTGGTAGAGCAGGAAGTGGTAAAACATTACTAGCAGTACAAGTTGCGTTAGACATGTTTTTTAAAAAACAATATAATAGTATTATAATTACAAGACCAACTATATCCACAGAAGACAATGGGTTCTTACCTGGTTCTGAAAGAGAAAAGATGGAACCTTGGTTAGTACCTATTAGAAGTAATATGAGAAAGGTATATAATAAACCTAACATATTAGAAAAAATGGAAAACTCGGAACAGATTGAGTTGGTGTCACTGGCCCATTTTAGGGGAAGAACTTTTGATAACGCAATTGTAATTGTGGACGAATTTCAAAACTTAACGAAAGGTCAGTTAGCCATGGCAATTGGTAGACTGGGGAAAGACTCAAAAATGATATTTTGTGGAGATTCATATCAAATAGATTTGAAAGATAAAAATTATTCAGCGATACATGACATGTCTAAATTAACAAATTCAGATTATGTTTTTAAATGCGTACTTAATGATAGTCATAGACATGAGTCTATAGAAGAATTATTAACACTATTAAACGGTTATTAAATTATGAAAAGAATTTCTATAAGTATTACTGGTGTTTTAAGGGATATTACCACTAAATTAATATCTTTAAATAACAAATATAATGAAAAAGAGTTTGAGGGTGAACTACCTGATTTGGATTTAGTTAAGCATTTGGAGTTTGACACACAAGAAGACCTAATTAATTTTATGTATGTGGAGTGTCCACTTCAGCTTTTCGGTTATTCGAATGAATTAGAAGAAGGTTCTTCTTTTATAGACCTTAATGACTTTTATAAAAAATTTAGAGATGAATATAAAATTGTTCTTGTTTCAGAAGAAATAGAAAAATCAAAACCTGCAACTCTAGTATTCTTAGCAAAACATGGGTCTTTAATTGACTCTATAGAGTTTTACCCACTAAATAAATCAGACGAGGCTTGGGATAAAACTGATATATTTGTAACTAGTGAAGAGTCCGTATTAAATAAAAAACCAAGCGATAAGACTTCAATAAAATTTAAAAATAAGTATAATAAGAATATAAAAAGTGATTTTACAATAAAATCCATAAAAAATCTATCCAAAATAATAGATGAAAATAAATAGAAAAGTATTTAATAATAGTTTAAAGAACTTACAATTAGATTGTTATGGAGCTAAAATGGTGATAGATGTTGAAGCATTTTTAGAATTAGTAATGATTGGTAATACCGACGGAAATAAATTTGAGATTAATGCACCCAAATATGAAATATTTAGATTAATGTTAGAGGTTGTCTTAAGTCAAAGTGAAGAGATGGATAACAGTATTAGTTATTTAGCTTTAGATAAAACGGGGTTTGATTTTAAATTAGCCTTCAATACCCTTATCGAAAATAATGTTTTAAAAGAAATAAAATAAAAATGAAAGACGAAGAAAAAATTAAAAACCTAGAGGAATCTCTAGCCTTAGTAAAAAACAAAAAAAGTAAAATTTACTTTTTAACACAGGACACACAAGGTGCCCCTAAAGCATCTGTTGCTGTCATTTATGAATACGTTAAACTATTAAATAATGCTGGATATGACGCAATTATCTTACACGAAAAAGACAATTACAAATTTGAAGGAGACGAAAACACTATGGGTCTTTCTGACTGGTTAGGTAAAGAGTACTCTAGTCTTCCTCATGCTTCTATTGAAAGTCAACAACTTAAAGTTGGGCCTTCTGATTTTTTAATTGTACCTGAAATGTATGCTCATGTTATGGAACAGACTGGTGAGATGTTTTGTACTAAAATCGTACTTTGTCAATCATATGATTACATATTTGAAATGTTACAACCAGGAGCTAGTTGGGTGAATTTTGGATTTAATCGAGTTATAACTACTTCTAGAGTTTCTGGAGAATACATTAGAGGGATGTTCCCAGGTGCTGAGGTATCGGTTATCCCTAATGGTATTTCAGATAAATTTTCTAAAAGTGAAACTTTACAACCACCTGTTATGTTAATACATACTAGAGAACCTAGAGACACTATGAAAATTGTAAAATCTTTTTACACTAAATACCCACAATTTAGATGGATAACATTTAGAGACATGAGAGGAATGTCTACTGATGATTTCGCTAGTAATATGAAGGAAGCATGTGGTGCTGTTTGGGTTGATGACATTTCTGGGTTTGGAACTTTCCCATTAGAGTGTATGAAATCTGGTGTACCGGTAGTAGGTAAAATACCTAATCTAAAACCAGAATGGTTAGAAGAAGATAATGGTTTCTGGACTTACGACTTTAACTCAATTGTAGATGTCATTAACGCTTATGTTAAGACTTGGTTGGAGGATAGTGTACCTGAAGAACTATACAAAAAAATGGATGAAACAGTAGCAAAATATGATGACAAAACTCAAAGCGAAATGTTATTAGAATATTTTGGGTCACTTTTCCAAGAAAAAGAAAATGATATTGCAAATGCTTTGAATAAATTTACAGAAAAAGAAGAAAAATAAAATGAATACTATTAGTACAATTATACCAATTAATGAAATGACTCCCCAATTAGAAGAGTATTTCGGAAAAGCAATAGAAAGCATCAAAACACAAAAAGTTGTTGCAGATAAAAATTATGTCGTACACACACCACAGGTTAAAGACTTTTTAGAAAGTTATGACTTTGGTGACTTAGACGTTACTTTAATAGAGAATGACGGTGATAGCCAATTTACTTCACAAATTAATGTTGCTGTTGAGGGGATTGAGACTGACTGGTTTACAATTTTAGAAATTGATGATGAGTTCTCAAATATTTGGATAGACAATTTTAAGAAGTACGCTGAGGCATACGATGATGTAGAAGCCTTTTTACCTATTGTGGTAGATGTTAACGAAGGTGGTGAATTCCTAAACTTCACTAATGAAGCTGTATGGGCAATGAATTTTAGTGATAAAATGGGTTACCTAGATAATGGGTGTCTATTAAAATACCAAAATTTCCAAACAAGTGGTGTCGCATTTAAAAAGTCTTCTTTTGAGGACATAGGTGGGTTTAAACCTTCCATGAAATTAACATTTGTTTATGAATTTTTATTAAGAGCTACATATAACGATAAGAAAATTATGACAATTCCTAAGGTTGGTTACAAACATACTAACATGAGAGAAAACTCTCTTTTCTGGAATTATAGAAATAAAGAACAGGAAATTGTAAATCCTGACGAAGCTAAGTTTTGGATTGATGCAGCTAAAAAAGAATATTTTTTCACTACCGATAGAGGTATAAAATATGAACCAAGTCTTGACTAGTGACTGCTAAAACTACTTTTTATTTTGGACGCGAACAAGAACATGCTGTATGTATGTTCTTGACCGCTACCACTATGGACCAAAGGAATGATGTCTATAGAAAACATCTCTATGCACCCATAAATAAAATGATTGATAGTATTATTAGACGTTATAAACTTTATAGAAAAGGTCAAGAATTTAGAGATATTCACGCTGACACTCTTTCTTTTTTAATTACAAAAGCTGAAAAGTTTAAACCCGAAAAAGGTAAAAAAGCATATTCTTATTTCGGAACAATTTGTAAAAATTATTTAATGGGTCAAATAATCAAAGACCAAAAACACACAAACAGAACCCTTTCATATGAAGACATGTCTTCTAGTATCGAAGAACGTCCAGACCAAGTATATTATATAGACACTGAAGAAGTGGACATTAATAAATTCATTAATACATTAGTCGATGAGATAGAAGAATTTATGTCAATTACTAATCTAAATGAAAATGAAAGAAAAATAGGTATGGCTTTAATAGAAGTCTTTACTAACTATAATGAGATATTCTTACATGGAGCGGGTAATAAATTTAATAAAAATTTAATTTTACTTTCTCTGAGAGAAATGACGAATTTAACTACAAAAGAGATTAGAAATTCACTTAAAAAATATAAAGTAATTTATAAAGCCCTTACAACGCAATTCCAAGACGAGTAAAGTTTAGTTTCAAATATTTATAGGTATAAAAATAATTTACTATGCCAAGACCAAAAAAGAAACAAATTACCTTTCAAAAAGAAAGTGCTCTAGCATTAATGCAAGAAGTCTACAACGAATGTGTAGAACAACGAAATACCGCTATACGTATACAGAACAAAATGTTAAGTTTTATGCAGGGACCAGATGACCTACAGTTATTAGGTCCTGTAATAAAAGAACAACAAAAAATTGTTGATTCTGCTATTGAAAAAAAGATACAATTAGCTAAAATACAAACCAACTTATTACAAAAACAACTTAATACTGAAAATACTGGTCTTTCACTTAGTGATGACGATAGAGAAGCTTTAAATGCCATGATTAATAAGGGAGAAACAAACTCCAATGACAAACCCTACACAATGTAATGGCTGAAGAAAAGAAAAAAAGAAACCTAATACAGGACACAAAAGACGCAAAAAAGAAAGGTTTATCTAAATTACAGAATTTTGGTAACGTTATAAAGGCCAAAAAAGATTTAGCTAGAGAAACCGCATTAAAAAATGTAATGGGTTCTATAGATTCTATAAACGAAAAATCCAATAACTTAATAGAGTATTTTTTAGACCTAATTAAAGTAGGTGGGGGTAATGAAAGTATAACCCGTATAAGAAAAAATTTAGTTAAAAAATTAGGTAAATACGAACCAGAGGTTAAGGAGATTGTTTTTGAGGAAATGGTCCAGTTTTTAAACTGTGATTTAAATTTTGTAATACCTTCAGCGAATGGTACTAACAACGGGAATTGTGTGGTTAATGGGGGAGTATCTACTGTAGATGCTAATTTATTAAAAATACCAGTTAAGAGTATAGACCCATTCGGTTTATTAAAAAATAGTCCACTATCTAATGTAGGTAAGGCTACTTACGAAAAACAAGATATAGTTACTGGTTCTTTTCCTTTTTCCGCCAATAAAGGACTATATGGTAGATTGGAAAATCCAAGTACCCAAGAAGACTACATGGGTTTTAGTGGAAATAGACTTTTTACCATAGAATTCGATGGGGTTGATTCTTATTTAGTTAGACCTGTTGGGGTGGATAACACATTTTCTGATAATAATATTGCTGATTTTGGTTGTGGAGGTGCTGAAAATGACCGAAAAGTAACTGATTTTATGAGAGACTATTATGACTCTGTTAAAATTTTTGAAAAACATAATTTTTTAGCTCAAATTTTTGAAGTGTTAATGGGGTCACTAAGTGTCCAAATCGATAGAAGTGGTAAAGAGGTTGAGTTGGATGGTAAATTTGCTGAAATTATAAAACGTATTTTAGGTATGTGTGGTGACGATGAGGATGGTTCTGATGGTGGTGAAATAAGTACCTCTGCTACTGCTCATTTAACTGACACTTATGAAGGAGAGGAGGAAGATTTTTTTGCTTTTGGACCACAAGATTTATTAAACTTAGAAGATGAAACATCTTTAAAGGTTAAAGGATTAATGAGGTTTGCCAGTTGTGACAATATAGAAACAGGGATAAATGTTGACCAATTAAATGAAGATATAAATGGTATTTTGTCAGAGAGTAATGAAGGTATTATTGATATGAACCTAAACCAGTCCATAGATAAAGCCGTTGAAAGTATGGGTGACGATACTTTATCATTTAATCTTCCAAATATAAAAGCTGACTTTGACGCAAATATCCTTAAAGAGTTACCTAAAATTTTAATAAATCTTATTTTAACACCTAAAGTCCTTTTACCTATTGCTATAGCTATGAAATCACAAGGTAATAGTTTTGACAATAATGACATTATGGATTTAGTTAAAAAATTCTTTAGGTTAATTAAAAAAATTGTAAGAAGGTTATTTAAACTTATGATTGAGATACTTTTTGATGAGATAAAAAGAATTATCTTACAACTTATCGCTCAGATTATGAAAGAAATAATAAAAGAAAAGTATCTAAAACAATTTGCTATTATACAAAACCTTCTTAATTTATTAATGTTAGCATTACAGTTAATAGAAGATTTAGCCAATTGTAAGTCTATCTTAAATAGTTTATTACAATTATTAAGATTACCTCCACCACCGGGTGGAATAAACATACCTAAACCACTTTTATTTGCTACTGCTAGTAGACCAGGATTTAGTGATACAAGAGCATTTCAAAACGTATTAGAAAATTTACAAGAAACTGGATTTAATACCGCAGACCACGCAGATGGGTCACCAAACGCTTCTGTTGTTATGTTATATAATAGTATACGAGGTGTAGAAAAAGAAAGAAGTGAAAATAGTGTAGTAAAAATTGTTACTTACCCACAGAACGTTAAAAGTCCACAAGGACCTGGTGTAACAGAAAGTGGAACAGGAACAGGATTAATAGTTTAAATTATGGATATAGAAAAAATAAAAAATGTTTTAGAGAATTATAGTAAAGTACCTAATAAAGACTTAGCTGATGTTATGGTATTTTTAAAAAGTAGGTTTGACGAGTCTAAAAATACAGTAATTCAGCTTACTCATCAAATGGATGAGCTGGAAAGGGACTACAATAAATTAAACACTGAGTTGAAAAAAAGAGTAAATACTAATGCCTAAAGATGTAAAAATGATATTGTTTGGGGTTTGTATAAACAGTGACGACCCTTTATTAGCTGGTAGAATTAGAGTTGTAACAGATGATAATTATTCTGGTAACAATCCCAAGGACTACGATACGTCCATATGTCAAAAAATAAGTCAGGAAAATAAAGATTTATATCCAAGAACTGAAGACGTGTTTTGGAGTAAAGATGACCCACATATTTCTGCACCTTTACTGCCTTATTATATTAATGTGGTTCCAGAGTCTAATGAAAACGTTAAAATATTTTTATATAGTTCAGATAACGACACTCAAAATAAAGAATATTTAGGACCAAGTATTTCCCAACCCCACAAATTAAGTGGTGAAGCATATGCAGATGGAAGACTGCACACTTCTAAAGGTACTAGAGTAGAAGCCGCAAGAGCAATAACTGATTCTTCTGTTTCAGAAGGTAGTTTTGCGTACCCAGGTTCTATTAGTTTAGATGGAAGACACAATTCGGACGTTGTTCTAGGAAATAGACAAATAGTTTTACGTTCAGGGAAATTTACTCACAACAACCAAAAACCAGAATTCCCAATATACAATGTAAAACAAAGTTTAATTCAAGTAGATAGTTTTGAAAAAGGATTAACCTTATTACCCACAGAAGAAAAAGAATTAAGTGTACAAGAAAGTAATATAAACTATGTGGTGGAATATGATATTTTAGATTTAGCTCCATCAGATGGTAAATTTAATGGTAGTGTGACTCTATTTAAGGTAGAATCTTTGCCAGACAAAGAAAAAGTGACAACAAAAAATATGGGGCTGACCACACCCATCTTAACCGTCGCTACTCTTAAGGAAAGAGCAAGAGTTAGTTTTTTTAATCAAAGTTTTTCAGGCGTTACAACTTTAGTTAATACATTTTTAGAAGAAGTAGACAATAGAAACGGAAAGAAATTAACTGACCCCATGGGTATGGGGGGATATGAAGGGTTTTTAGGTGATGGTACTTACATAAAATCTGGAGAATATATTGATATTGGTTCTGCGGCACCAAATAATGAAGAAATACTAGCATTACACCCGTTTTTCTTTAGACCTAGTAGTACTCTAAGAAATCAATTAAATTCTAACGATACTTTAATACCTAACAGCACAACCGCGTCTAATGCCACTAAAGTAAAAGAAAACATAAGACTTATAGGTGTAAACGGTAACCAATATTGGGGATTATCTTGGTCTAGAAATGAAAAAAATGTACCTACAAAAGAAATTGTCAAAAAATATGATAAAGAAAGTACTGAGACCAAAACTCAAGGAGTCATAACCATGTTAACCGATAAAATAGTTTTTTACTCCCACGACACACGAATTCCAAATAGAGGAAAAACCATTCCGTTAGTAGATAACACCAACATTCCTTCAGCTAGAGAAAATTTAGGTATTGACCAAAAAACCTTAGTTAAGTTAATTGATAAGGAAACTGAACCTTTAGTAAGGGGGGAACAATTAAAAAAAGCTTTAACAACAATAGTGGATTTTTTAAAGTACCACGAACATAAAGAACCTGGCACACCTACAGTAGATAAAACACAACACGGAGGAAAGGAATCTTGGGAATCTTTGGAGACAATGCTAAAAGAATTCGATAAAACAGTATTAAATAAAAATATAAGAATCAACTAGATATTTATTAATAAAAAACTAATGTCCGTACACAAATCATATTTTAAGAAAAATAACACTTTATTGTCTTACGACCAGACTAATACAGCTAAAAACCCAGTAACTGAAATATATTATGGTGGTGGCTCATCGAGAAGAGATTGTAAGTTTACTGGTATTCCTGCAGATATTTGTGTTAATCCAGAAGGGGTAGCTTTAACTGGTTACACATCTATTCGTATAAATAATGACTATAGTAGATTTATTTTTGACTTAGACATTACGGACTTAGAAAGTAAAGTGTCAAACAAAACCATTATAACGGGTAGTCATGGATGTAACAACTCTATAGCTAAACATACAATAAGAATGGTAAATACTTCTTTTTTTGATGACGAATTATTAAATACTATAACCGCAAAAAATAAAAGAAGAGCAAGTTCATTTGATTTAATTTTATTTAAAGTGCCTACAGGTACGACTTGGAGTGAGGGGGTGGGTTATGATTATAGTAATATGTCTAGTGACTTTGTTGGGTTAGATGATAAATCTTTTTCTACTGTACCTAGTAACTGGTATTCTGCAACTACCACTTCATCATGGCCATGTATGGGTATATACAACTACACTACTTGTTCCCCGGAAATAATTGACACCCAAACTTTCGACAATGGTAATGAAAACATAGCTTTTGATGTTACTACAGAAATAAATGGTGTATTATCTGGTAGTAGGAACATAAGTGGGTATGGGGTAGCGTTTGTAGAGCAGTTGGAGAGATTAACTGGTTTAACAGAAAGTTATTCTGTTGGTTTTTTTACTAAGTATACTCAGACATTTTTTGAACCTTATCTTGAAACTGTATATGACGATTATATTTCAGACGATAGAGATTTTTTCTACGCGGGTAAAAGTAATTGTTTATATTTGTACGTAAACGCTGGTGGTGTTCCAGTAAATTTAGATAATTTACCTACCGTACAACTTTACGATAATGGAGGGACAGCTATAAGTACTGTTACAGCATCTCAAGTGACAAAAGGTGTTTATTGTGCTTGTTTTACAGTTGCTTGTGACGAATATGTTTCACCATGTATGTTTAAAGATAGATGGTTTAATTTAAATATTAACGGTAATTGTCAAGATGAGGTAACTAATAAAGTAACATTAAAGTCAAATTCTGATTATTTTGACATAGGAACTAACGCTGGATTACCAAAACACTACGGTTATTCTGTATCAGGTCTTAAAATGGATGAAAAAATCGTAAATGGGGACATAAGAAAAGTCCTAGTTTCAGCTAGACAACAATATACCACTAATTTCCCAGTAGCTTTAGATTTATTACAGTATAGGGTGTACGTTAAACAAGGAACAACTCAGGTTGAGACTCAAGAATGGACTAAAATAAATAGAACCCACAATCAAAACTATTTTATGATAGACACAGGTGATATGGTCCCTAACGAATACTTTATAGATATCCAAGCAATTTCTAACTTAGAAAAAAATACTTACTTTGAAACAGTTAAATTCCAAGTAGTAAATCAAGCTAATTATTTTGGTAATCCACCAGCGGACTACAGACAATAGGTTAATAATTATTTAACAATAATATAACACACACTTACTCTATTTTTAAGTAATTTATATTACTTATTAGTATGGACACAACACAACCAAAAATAGACGTAACTCCAGTTCTATACATAATCATTATGGTGATTGTTTTTTATTTAGGAGTGTAACATTAGTAGGCCTTAGTATACGGAGGTTCAAAGACCATTATGGTTCTGAAAATGTTTATAGAGGTTTTATACCTCTTTTTTTATGCAAAAAAAATTAAAATTATCTTTGTGGTTTAATTAAAATTTCTTATCTTTGTAGTATGAAAAAATTACCTATACAACTAAAACGAATTATTAAGAAAAAAAGATTTTCTCTAAACACTCTAGACTCTACTCGTTCTTGGAGAGGTGGTTTGGATATTGATTATCGTATTACAATGGTTAAAGCGGAGCAAGAAGATGAGTATTGTCATCTAACACCGTGTAATAATAAATGGGGTAGAATTTTTGTAAACATAAAAGTTAAGGGTCAGGTAGAAAAAAAACCAAGTTACGGTGCCGAAAAAGTATTGGTGGAAATTGCTAAAGCTACAAGAACAAAGAAAAACTACTGGGGTGGTTATGACTCTAAGTATGACAGTCTTTGGGGTAATCAAGTAAATAAAACAATTCGTACTGAAATTAGAAATGAGGCTGTAGCTGAAGTTAAAAACTTTCTTAAGTTAATGGGAATACAGAGTGAGTATACTTATGACGGAATTAAAGTACAAAAAATAAGCTGGGATAAATAAAAAAATAAAAATAATTAACCTATGAATGAAAATATAGATTTAAAAAGAATACAAGAATTTGTGGATAAACTAAAGGCCACCAACTCAACTAATGATAAGATTGACATCATTAAAGAGTACAATGATGACTATATAATTAAACAAGTTTTAAAGTATACGTATTCACCGTTCAAACAATTCCACCTAACGAGTGCAACAGTTAAGAAAAATAAAAAGTTAGAACCTAGAGAAGGGTACAACGATTTATTTTATTTATTAGACGCATTAACTAAAAGAACTATAACAGGTCATGAGGCAATCCAAAGTGTTAAAGGGTACACACAACACATGGAAGAATGGCAACAGGATTTAGTTTTTTGTATTCTGGATAAAAATTTAAAAACAAGAACTGGAGCGGACCTAATCAACAAAGCAATACCAAAATGTGTTCCAACTTTTAAGGTAGCGTTAGCTAACTCTTATGATAAACAAAAAGGTAAAGTTAATTTTGATACACAAACATGGTTTGCTTCACACAAGTTAGATGGGGTTAGATGTTTGGCGATAGTAGA